ATTGAAGGCGTTCAGCATGATGCAATAGATTTAGCACAGAAACAAGCTAATGACCGTATAAGAGCAAGGCGTGAAGCAGAGTTAAAGAAAGAACGGGCGCTGATCAAAGCGCTTGAAGAATGGAAACGAAAGAAGCAAATCTCCGATGAGGAGGCTGATTTAAAGATTAAGTTTGTAAAACAGTATGGTGCTAAAGAGTGGGAAGCCATACTAAAAATTAAATTAGATATTGAAAATATGCAACGCAAAGACAACGAAGAATACCAACACGATTTAAAAGCAGTTAGACGAGTACAGTTTTATTGCTTTGCAGCAGCAGCAGTTATAGCTTGGTATTTAACTTGGGGTTATAAATTTTAAGGATTAACTATGTTTCCAATAGGCGCTTTACTTGACATCGGTGGAAAGATACTAGACAAGGTCTTTCCTGATCCCGCACAGGCAGAACAAGCTAAGTTAAAACTACTTGAGATGCAACAAAATGGCGAGCTAGCACAGATTGCAGCAGATACCGCAGAACAGCAAGAGCTTACTAAAAGACAGCAAGCCGACATGCTTTCTGATTCTTGGCTGTCTAAAAACATTCGCCCTATGACGCTATTGTTCATTCTTGGTGGTTATTTTATATTTGCCATGATGTCTGCTTTTAATCTAGATACCAATCGTGCTTATGTAGAACTTCTTGGGCAATGGGGTATGCTCATTATGTCATTCTACTTTGGTGGTCGTACTCTTGAAAAGATTATGGACATGAGATCAAAGGAAAAAAATGAATCTAAGTCCTAATTTTACGCTTGAAGAATTAACACATACTGACCATAGGGAGTTTAGCAATGAACCCAACACCTCTGAAATGGAGAATCTTACTCGCCTTGCAGCTTTTCTTGAACAAGTTAAAACAGTACTGGGAGGCAAGCCAGTCATGGTTAACAGCGCATTTCGCAGTAAACAGGTTAACGACGCAGTGGGTTCTAAAGACACTAGCCAGCATCGCATTGGTTGTGCTGCTGATATACGTGTGCCTGGCATGACGCCAGATGAAGTGGTTAAAGCTGTTATTGCTGCCGGTTTAGGATACGACCAAGTTATTCGTGAGTTTGACCGCTGGACGCATATTAGTGTACCTAACACAAAAGAGATGACACCCCGCCGACAAGCACTTATCATTGACAAAGCAGGAACAAGACTTTACGCCTAGGGTAAACCATGCCATTACAGAAAGTACAACTTCGCCCCGGATTAAACCGTGAAGGCACCGACTATGCAAATGAGGGTGGATACTTTGACGGCGATAAAATTCGTTTTCGTTCAGGTTTTCCTGAAAAGATTGGCGGTTGGGTTCGTTTAAGCACAGCAAATTTCTGGGGAATATGCCGTTCTTTATGGAATTGGGCTACACTTAACGGCTCAAACTTGCTGGGTATTGGTACTAACCTCAAGTACTACATTGAAAACGGCGGTGTTTATTACGACATTACCCCCATTGTTAGTAGCGTAAATGAAGTAAATGCCATCTCTACAGGCTTTACTACACTAGTTGCAAACGTAAACGCTACAACCACAACCTTTACTGTTACTAACGGTAACAACTTCCCACCCCAAAACGGTGTTGTAAAGATTGATTCTGAGGTTATTTTTTACAATGCGCTAAGTAGCAACGTTGCTACAAACTGTATTCGTGGGTATAACAACACTACAGCAACCGTTCACACTGCCGGGGCAAACGTACGTAGCGCATTTTTTGTATTAAAAGACACCAACAATGATACTAGTGACAAAGACTTTGTTATTCTCTCAAACTGCTCGGTATCTTCAATTGGCGGTATAGCCAACACCGTTATCAATGGCGAGCATCAAGTGTTTAAATACAGCACTGGAATTGACTTTGCCTTGGCTTCTACTGCTGACAACAACTTGTCAAACGTAACATACTGCACCTCTGCAGTTGCCAATACCGCTAACGTAACAGTACAAAACGAATACCCATCTGGCTTACCTGTTTACTCTCTTGGTACTGGCTGGGGCGCAGGTCCTTGGAGCCGTGGTGGTTGGGGCACTGCATATACTGGTGGTACAGGTGTAGGTCAGCAGCTACGCCTTTGGTCTAACGATAACTATGGTCAAGATTTAATTATTGCCCCTCGTGGTGGTCAGATTTTCTATTGGGAAGCAGCTAACGGGATTGGTAACCGTGCTAAATATTTAGCAGATTTAGCTAACGTAGTGTCTGCTGGTTCTGGTGTATGGGTGCCAACAGAAACAAACCAAGTAGTTGCTTCTGCTATCCAACGCTTTGTTATTGCGTTTGGTGCTAATAGTTTTGCAGTTGGTGATCCCAATACTGATTTTGACCCAATGCTTGTACGTTGGTCAGACCAAGAAAACCCGTACGAGTGGGTTCCAGATATAACTAATCAATCCGGTGAGTTCCGCTTATCTAATGGCTCATATATTATGACTGCCAAGGCAACCCGTCAAGAGATCTTGGTTTGGACTGATTCAGCCATTTATTCTATGCAGTACCTAGGACCTCCTTATGTGTGGGGCTTCCAGATTTTGATGGATAACATCTCCATCATATCGCCTAACGCTGCAATTACAATTAACAACGTTACCTACTGGATGGGTACCGATAAGTTCTACATGTACTCTGGTCGTGTAGAAACGCTACCTTGTTCTCTTTGGCAGTATGTTTTTGACGATATAAATAAAGACCAAGGCTATCAAGTAACCGTTGGCGGTAACGAAGGATACAACGAGATATGGTGGTATTACTGCTCAACTAGTACCACTCAAATTGACAAATACATTATTTACAACTACCTTGAAAGAGTCTGGTATTACGGTACTTTAAATCGTACTGCATGGCTAGATTCTGGTATTCGTCAGAACCCAATGGCTACGTTTATTAATGGCACGGACGATGTTGGCAACCCACTAGGGCGTGTTGTGTACCATGAAGTAGGCAATGATGATGTGTCTGGTTTAGCAGCGTTGCCTATTTCTTGCTATGTACAATCTTCTGATTTTGACATTGGCGACGGGCATAACTTTGGTTTAGTGTGGCGCATACTTCCTGACGTTAACTTTACAGGCTCAAGCATAAATCAGCCGTCTGTAGTTATGACTTTAAAACCGCGTCAAAATTCTGGTAGTGCTTACGGTACTGCAGATATGCCTGTAACTACTAGCTCAGATAACTACACTTTGGGACCGCAGTACACAATCCAACAGTTTACTGGACAGGTTTATACCCGCTTACGTGGTCGCCAAATGGCAATGCGCATATCCTCAGATGGTCTTGGGGTAGCTTGGCAAATGGGTACACCCCGTATTGATATTAAGAACGATGGTAGAAGATGAGTACTGGTACAACTAAAGCTCCTAACTTACCGATTGCTCCTGTTGAGTATAGCCAACAGTATCAAGATCAGCTTAATAACGTCATGCGTTTATATTTTGCTCAGTTAGACACTCCCGGTGTTTGCGCTATGTCAACGCTAAGAACAGGTAATAGGGTCGTTTCTGCCCTTAATTTTAGCCAAGCTAACGCTACTGGAGTACAGGTTTTAAGTCTGCCTACACAAGTAGAAATTGCTGATCTACGAATAGGTGATGTTTATGTAGACACATCTAACGCAAATGTTTTGAAAGTCAAGGTTTAAATGGTAAACTTCAACATAATTAACCCTGTGAGGCTTGCATGAGTCTGCATAAGCTATCTAATAATATCCAGTCGCAAGGGCGTGGTAATGACTCCATGCTTGTACACATGTCTCCACGCGAAGTTGGTGGGCTACAACAGCTTGCCAAGTCTCAAGGTGGATCACTAAGTGTAAACCCTAATACCGGTCTTGTTGAGGCTGGTTTCTTAGAGCAAGCCCTTCCTATTGTTGCTGCTGCTGCAGCTACGTATTTTACTGCTGGTGCTGCCGCTCCTGCCCTTTCTGCCGCTTTAGGTAGCACAATGGCTGGCGGTATATTAGCAGGTGCTGGAGCTGGCGCCCTTATTGGTGGTGGTTCTGCTGCACTGCAAGGTAAAGATGCTGGACAAGGCGCTCTCTATGGAGGTATCGGAGGCGCTATTTCTGGTGGTACTGGCGCTTATGATTCTACTGGTAGTTTGTTTAGTGGGGCAACGCAAGCTCCAACGCCGGTAGACGCTTCAACCTTAGCAACCCCGACAATTACTAGTACTCCTACTGCAGCTGAGCTCACTCAGCTGCGCGCCCCTGTAACTGACACTGCGTATACCCAAGCACTAAATGCTACTCCCGGTGGCACAGCCACACAACAAATGGCTACTCCACAACAAGTTGCGGATATTAAGGGCTTTACTCAAGGTATTCAACCGCCCCCTCCAACACCGGGTTCTGATTTTTACGCTAGCTCAAACCCACTTACTAAGGCTGGTCTTTTAGCGTTACCGGGTTTTGGTGCTGCGGCTGACGATAAAACAAGTATGCCGGGCGGTGATCAGTATGATGAAAACAGCCCGTACCGTATGCGTTTGGCTAATAACTTTCAAGGCGCTGCGCCTATACGTCCAAACCCATACTACCAAGCTAACTATGGTGGCTACGCAGGTGGCGGTTTAGCGCAACTTCAAGGCACAATGTACCCGCAAAGTCAGCAAGACTCTACTCAGTTTGCTACACCAACACAAATGCCTACAAGCGCTGAAGTTATACGTTCTGACTATGAGCCTATATCAAACTCTCAGACAGGGCAAATGACAATGATGGCTGTTGGTGGCAATCCTGCTGACCAAAAGAAAAAGAAACCTACTCGTACTACTGCATCTAAATTAGCTGCCATGGACCCATACGAAGCGGCTGTTGCTGGGATTGGTAACGCCGAATATGGAGCGCAAATGCCTAGTAGCGGCGTAGATGCGTTAAAACCTAGAATACAGTTGGGTCAGTTAAATTTAGCTCGTGGGGGTATCTCTGATTTAGGGGGTTATTCAGATGGCGGTCGTATGCTTAAAGGGCGTGGCGATGGCATGTCTGATTCTATTCCTGCTACTATCGGAAACAAACAACCAGCTAGATTGGCAGACGGAGAGTTTGTTGTTCCAGCCGATGTTGTTTCACACTTAGGCAATGGCTCTACCGATGCCGGCGCAAAGCGCCTTTATGCCATGATGGATAAGGTTCGCCAAGCTCGTACAGGTAAGAAGAAACAAGCACCTGCGGTTAACCCAAAAAGACTGATGCCCGCATGACGCTAGCTATTCAGCCCGTACCAGTACAACTTGTTAACCAGATTTGGGACAAGGTTGAGCCGTTCATTAAGAATGCTGAAGAGAAGTTTGGTGGGGCAGAATATACGGCTGAGCAAATTAAGGTGTACCTTGTGATGGGCGAGTGGATGTTGTTGGTTGCTACAGATGAGAACAAAGAAATACACGGTGCAGCTACCGTTAATTTTATTAATTACCCCGGTGACAGGGTTGCTTTTGTTACCGCTATTGGTGGAAAATTAGTGTCAAGCCTAGAGACGTTTGAACAAATGTCAAATATCTTTAAGGCTAATGGCGCTACTAAGATTCAAGGGTTGGCTAAAGAAGCTGTTGCTAGGCTATGGAAACGTTTTGGCTTTGAAGAAAAAGCCATCTTGGTGGAAACTAAAATATGAGCTTTATAAAATCTAAACACAGTGGTTGGCTTGCTGACGGTACACGTACTCCTTTTATGGGTGGTGGTGGTAGCAGCCCTTCAAGCACAACTACACAGACTTCAAACATCCCCGAATATGCCCGTCCGTATGTAGAGAATATGATGGGCGCTACACAAGCGCAACTGTTTAATACTAGTAAAGTAGGTGGTAGAGAAGCTACGCCAGCTACGTACGATGCCCAAGGAAACATGCTTACCCCGGGAGAAGCGGCTGTTGAAGGCCGTACAGAAATTACTGGTTTTAAACCATACCAAGCATACAGCCAAAATGTAAACGATTACTTTGCCGGCCCTTCTGGTATGCAGCGTCAGTCGTACCAAGGTATGGCTAATATGAATGTTGCCCCACAGTTGGCTGAAGGCTCTCAGATGGCTGGCATGGCGGGTCTTGGGTCTTTTGGTCTTGGTTCACAGGCTGCTGGTGCTGGCGGTCGTTATGCTCAAATGGCTACTGACCCTAGTTCTGTTTCAGCGTATATGTCGCCTTACATGCAGAATGTAGTCGACTACCAAAAAAGTTCTGCTTTGCGTGACTACGCTATGGCTCAGCCAAAACTAAAAGCACAAGCTGTTGGTCAAGGTGCGTTTGGCGGTAATCGTATGGCACTGCAACAAGCTGAAGCTGGTCGCGGTTTAATGTCTCAGTTGCAAGGTATTGAAGCCCAAGGCGCACAATCTGCATTTGATAAGGCTACGCAAGCACAACAATACGGCGCTAACTTAGGTTTACAGGGTTTACAGACAGGCTTGCAAGGGTACAACCAAGCACTTAATGCTGGTAGCACTTTGGGTCAGTTAGGTCAAACTCAATATGGTCAACAGATGGGTATTCTGCAAGGGCAGAACCAGTTTGGTCAACAGCAGCAGCAAATGGAACAGCAGAAGATTAACCAAGCTATTCAAGACTACGCTACCGCTCAACAGTACCCAATGATGCAGTTAGGTTTTATGTCTAACATGCTACGTGGATTGCCTATGCAAGCTACCACGACACAACAATACCAAGCACAAGCACCGCTTGCACAACAAGCTGCAGGTTTAGGTCTTGGCGCTCTTGGCGCATATAAAGCGTTTAGTTAAGGAAATATATGATCTCTACAATGCCAAAAAGCGGGCAAGCCCCTTCCTCTCCTAACGCTATGCCCGGTGGCCTAGGTGCTATTCTTCAGCAGCCTGGTGCTGCTCCAAAAGGTGCTTCTCCTAGAAGTATTGCGGCTATTATGGATCGTGCCCGCACTATGAGCGATATGCAACTGGCAGATGTGTTGTCAGGTAAAAGCCTTGACGTTCCACAATATGTTGCTATGACCGAAGCCATGGGTCGTAAATCCCTGCGCACGGCTATGCAGGGTCAGCAAGCCCAGCAACAAGCAAAACAGCCGTCTGTTAAAGATAGGCTAATGGCTGAAGAAGCCGCAGCGCAGATGGCGCAAGCCCCACAAGGTGGTATAGATCAGTTGCCTGCACCTAATATGGGTTCAGTTGATATGGCTAGCGGCGGTATTGTGGCGTTTGAAGAAGGCGGTGAAGTACTTCGCTTTAATGAAGGCGGAAACTTTTTTACTAGGTTTCGAGACAGTTTGTATAGCCCCGAAGAAATACGTTACGAAAATATGAAACGTGGCAGGCCAACAGACGAGCCAACAGATAAACTTTCAGAAAATCAATTAAATGCAATTAGTAGGGGCAAACCTTTACCTGCTGCTGAAGTACCAATGCCTTCTGCAGAAATGCAAAAAGAAATAGACGATTCTAAAATGCGTTTGTTTAGGCAAGAAATGGCAGCCAAAGAAGAAGCCGCTAATGTTAAAGCTCCTGCGGGCGGTCCTACTCAAGCCCAAAGAGATGCGTTCTATGAAAAGGCAGCCCCTAAAAAATCAGGTATTGCTACTCTTACTGAAGACGCGCCTAAGAAAACAGATGACGGCTATTTATCTAAGCTAGCCGGTGTTGGTGAAAAAACTCGCTCAGGTATTGCAGGCCTTAAAAACGAAGCGCAATCACAGATTTTGTTTGACGCCATGTCTGCTTTAATGGGTAACCGTAATCTTGCTGAAGCGGGTGGTAAATTTGGTACATTGGCTGCCGGTCGTGTTGGTGCTATGAACAAAGAGAAACGTTCGCTTGAAAAAGAAGCTAATGAGTACGACCTTAACCTTGCTAGATACCAAGAGGCTGTTAAGTCTGGCGACCAAGATCGTGCGATGCAACTTAAGAAAATGCTGATGGACAATCAGTACCAGATGGCTATGGTTAATAAGCCTGACAGCGGTATTGCTATGCTTAACGCTCTTCAAGACCCAGAAAAGATGAAGATATATCAAGAAATGTATTCGTCTAGAAAGCCAACAACTCAAATGTCGTTGTCTGATGCTACTAAAGAATGGAACGACATGGCAGAAAAGAACAGAAGGCGCTTTAAAGAACTGCAAAGTATGGGTATTAATAGCGAACAAGACTATTACAAATACGTAAATGGTTCATTGTTATCTGCTACAATTCCCGGACAAGGCGCACAAACAAGACCATACTAGTTTCGCCAGCTAGTTAACTGAGTAAATTTATGCCATATTTGCGCTTACCTGATGGTTCCTACATGGATGTGCCCGAGGGGGTATCACAAAGCGAGGCATTAGCGCACGCAAAAGAAAAATACAAAGAGCTTTATAAGCCAGCAGAGAAGCCTGACACCGGGCTAACTGGCGCAGCTAAAGCAAGCTACCAAACATTAAAAGGCGATATTGCCGCCCTAGCTGGACGTTCTGGCTTAATGGATATTGCAGAAGCTGAAAAGTATCGACAAGAACGTCAAGCCGAAGCAAAAAGAGTATTTAAGCCTACCGAAGAAGGTTGGACTGAAGCGCCGTTCTTAAAAGCACGTGAGTTACTTGGTGGTTCGTTGCCGTATATGGCAGCTCCTATTGCTGTTGGCGGTGCTGCTGCTTTAGGCGGTGCACCTATTGCTGTTGGCGCTGGTTTAGCTGGTTTGGCGTCTGCCGGTCAGTTTACTGGTTCAAACCTTTCTCGCCAAATGGATGAAGGTAAGCAGCTTAAAGATACTGACCTTATGGCTGCAGGTGCTGCAGCTATTCCACAAGCGGCTTTGGATGTTGTTGGTTTTAGATTCCTACCAGGCATACAAAGGATATTTAAATCTGCGGGTTTACCCTTAACAGAGGAAGCCGCTAAGAAAGTTCTTGAAGCTGGTACGCTTAAAACAGTCGGACAGTATGTAGCTGGGGGCGCCAAGATCGGTGGTATTGAAGGTGCTACTGAAGCAGGTCAACAGTTTTTTGAACGCGTACAGGCTGGCTTAAACATTGCTGACGAACAAGCCCGTAAAGAATACCTTGAAAGCTTTATTGGTGGTGCCGTACTGGGTGGTATTGCTTCTCCGTTTGGTGTTGCTGGTAAGCGTGGTGAAGCTCGTGATGTTGTAGCTAAAGCTCAAACTAAACGTGATGAAGACGCTGCACTAGCAGAAGAAGCACGCAAACAAACTCCAGAATACAAAGCAGAACTTGAAACCCAACGCAACACCTTGCAAGGGCGCATCACTGAAATTCAATCGGTTCTTAAAGACCCACGCCTTGATAAACAAGCTGTTGAAGAAGGCAAAAAAGAAATTAGCGACCTACAAGCCCAGCTTAAGGGTATTGTTGGCGAACTAAAAACAGCCGGTGCTCCAGCCGAAGAAACTACCGCATTTAGTATTGACCAAGCAATTGCTGAACGTAAATCTCAGGAAGAAGCCGAAGCTGCTAAAACTGCTGAAGCGCAAAAAGTTAAAGAAAATTCTGAAAGCTTTATTAAAGAACACCAAGGGCTTGCAAGCACAGTAGACTATCTACAGACCAAGTTACAAAACGCTATGAAAGAGGGCAACCTCGCTCAGGTTGAGACTTTTGGTGATTTACTCGATAAAAAGAATGCAGAGTTAAGTCAGCTATCTGATTTAGCACAACGTGCTGGCATAAACGTACGTACTCCAGAAGCGCAGTTAAAGAGTGCTAATACGGCGTTACGTAAAGCTCAAAAGAATTTATCTGACGCTAGCGAAGATGCTGATCTGACCGCTGATAAACGAAAAGAGCTTATTCAAGCGGTTAAAGATGCCCAAGCTAGTGTTGATGACTTGGCTAAACAAATTAGCACTCGTAAAGAAGAACAAGTATCAAGCGCTGGATTAGCTGCTAAGCAACAAGAGCGCATGCAAGGGCCTACTAAGTACAACAAAACTGTTGGCAAACAGCTTGAAAACCATTTAAAAACACAGCGTCCAGAAGACCCTATTGCTGCTCAGCAATACGATGCTAAAACAAAAGACCTTGAATCTAGAGTGTTTGAAGTTCTTAGCGATGAAGAGATTGGTCAGCCAATTGATATGGCTGAGTACGAGCTTAAAGTTAATGAGATGACTAACAACCGTCTTGCTGGTTTAGCGGCAGCGGCTACCGAGCGTCAAAGAGCTTTTGGTGAAATGGATGTGGCTCAGAAAGTAGCTGACGATATTGACGGTGGTAAGCTGTTTAATGAATCTGCCAAGATGCTTGGCTTGCCAACTAATGCTGGTAAGAACGGTAGATGGTCGTTTAGCGACCCTGAAGAAGCTGCGCTTTTACTTAAAGAAGTATCTTCTACAATAGATCAGATTGAAAAAGACCGTGCAACATCAGAGCAATATGGAATGGGTTTACCTGCGGATCCACGCTTGCCATACCTTGAACAGATTTTTGAAAAGATAAACGAAGTTGCTGCGGTTGAGCCAGGTACACTGCCAAAGTCTAAAGTTGAGTCTCGCAGAGATTTACGCTATCAGCAAGACAAAATACCTTCAGCACAGAAGTTGTTTAAGCCTGATCTGCCGGTTGGTGAGTACACACCTAAGCACCTTGAGAAAATTCGTGCTGAATTAGCTGAAATTAATAGACTGCTTGGCTATGATGAACAAAACGAAGCAGCTAAAAAAGCTGAAAAAGCCCGACTAAACCGCACAATCAAAAAAGCAAAAGCAACTATTGCTCGTAAAACAGCATCTGAAGCTGACAAAAAAGCTGCGCAAAAAGCAATTACTACTGCTGAAGCAGAAAAGAAACGCATTGATAATGAAAAAGTAGGTGTGTCAAAAGGTGTTGATTTATTTGCTAATAAAAAGAAAGCGCTTGCAGAAATTGATGCAAACATAAAAGCGCAGCAAGCCATTGTTGATAACAAAGAGTCTTCTGAAAAAGATGTATATTGGGCAAAAGACAGAATTGCAAAACTAAATATTGCTAAAAAATCCCATAGCGCTTTAAAAACTCCAGAGCAAAAAGAATTTTTAGAAAGGCTTGAAAAACGTAAAGCCCGTCTTGAAAATGAAATTCTTGATGCAACTTTACCAATACGTGCCAAAGGCAAAGCGCCTAAGTATTTACGTATTGAGTCTGATATTGAGACGCTTGAAACTCAACTTAAAGAAGCAACGGCTCCTAGCGAAATCAAACGTTTACAAAACCGTATTGTTAATGCGCAAACTAAGCTAGCTAAAGTAAAGAAAACTTCCCGTTTACCAGAAGGTGGTGCCCGAGGTGTGCGCGTTGTTGGTGCTGCAAAAGAAGGCACGATTCTTACTGAAATTCAAGATGCAATTGACCAGCTACGTAAGGGCGAGTTTTTTGGTGGTGCTGCTGCTAGCGAAACAAATCTTGAAGGCCAATCACGCCGTTTGCTTTTACGTGGAATCCGTAACGACATATATACGCTTACTATGGCGGCTATTTCTGATATTAATATTGGGCGTAACAGCCGTAAAGAAGAAGATATGACCCGCGATGAACGGGTAGAGTTTGGCACTATTGTTGAACAGTTGTTGCTAAGTAAAGCTGCTAGAGCTACTGGTTGGCGTGCTGCGCTACAACGGGCTCCTGAGACTGAAGAAGAAACTGCTATTTCTCAAGCCTTTAAAGACGCTGGCTTTGAATTTGGCAATAAGAGTGCGTACGAGCAGTATGTAGAAGCTATTGGTAAAGCCGGTTTAACAGACGAAGATATTGTTGCTAACTATGGCGAAGCCAATAAACAAATTGAAAGCATCCGTAACAACCTTGATACGCTGATTGATAAGAAGAACGATCTTGAAGATAAGATAAGCACCGCTAGTGATAGAAGCGTTATTTCTACCTACAAAAAGCAAATTGATCGTTTAACTGCGTCTATTAAAGAAGCTACTAAAGAATACGATGCCGCTAAAGCTGAGTTTGTTAGGGGCGAGAAAGAAGGTAAAGGCGAGATCCGCACAGGTATGCGCGAACAAGAGCGCATTGATATTAAAGATACCCTTGAAAAACTTAAGCAGTCGTTTGGCTCAGAGCGTGCCGAGTTTGTTGAAGCTCCAGAAATTACCGCTGACAGCATGCCTGATATTGATGGCGAGCCAAAAGAACTATCCAAGTTACGTAAAATTGCTAATGACTTCTTAGAGTCTACAAACGGTATTTTGCGTGGTTTAGGCGAAGCGCTAAACATCTTTACCCCAGTAGAAGTGCGTAAATCCAAGGATGTCCTTGACAACTTTAACAAGCAAAAGCAAACAGCTCTTGATTTCATGCGGGATGTTGCTGGCGCTAAAGAAGATAAAGCATCGTTCTTTAGTAAAGTAATTGCCGCTACCAAGAAAGATAGGGATGCCGCTGAATTAGAAACCGAAGCCAACTCATCTGAAAGTGCTGGCCCACTACGTAAGGGCGAAACACTTATTAACAGCAGCTTGCGCCGTAAAGCCGATAAGCTACGTAAAGAAGCTGATGCACTCCGTGTAGACATTAACAAATCTGTTGATGAAGTTATTGCACAGGTTAAAGAAACTATTGCTACTGCCGAAGGCGCTGCTAAACAAAAGCTAGATGCGGACTTTAAACAATTCTTTGACCAGTTAAAAGCCAATAACTCTGATTATCTAGAAGCCTCTCGCGCATATCAAAAAGCTCGTGATGACTACTACACTAAGAAACGAGCTGAAGCAGGCGCTGCAAGAATTGCCCAAGAAGGTAGCGATAAAGAACGTACTGCTAAGTCTATTAAAAAGGGCGAACAAGAAGGTCGTCAAAAAGTAGGTCTTGGTTTACCCGGTAAAAAGGTTGAAGCGGTTGTAACACAGACTGTATTAAGTAACTTAGCGTTTGGTAACATGGGTAAAAAAGTTACGACTATGCGTAACTTGTTCAAAGCTATTGCTGCTGCTGACAAACAGATTGGTAAGTCCGAAAATGAACGGGCTGCTGCTGTAGAAAAAGCTAAAGATGCCTACGCTAAAGAGATTATTAAAACCCGTGCCTACGCAGATCGTGAAGGCTTTGGTCTTCGTCCGGGGGAACTTGGTGATTTGTTTATCCAGCTTGCCAAAGTAGAATCAGCTTCTCCAGAAGGTAGAGCAATTCTTAAAGACATTGCCGTAATCCGCAGGCAGGCTGAAGAAGATGCTGCACGTATGGGTGTTGTGCGCCGAGCTAAAAAAGAAGTTGGTCCAAAGGGTTCTATTGAAGCTGAAGAAGAACGTAAAGCTCTTCAAGCTGAGCAGACTGAAGAATCATACCGTGCTATTGAGCGCCGTAAAAATGCTATTACTGAAAGACAACGCAAAAAAATGCGTGAAGCAGTGGAGAAAGAACTTGAAGCCGCTAACGCAAAAGAAATTAAAAAAGTACCTGATGATGCTACAGCAGCTCAAAGAAAATCTATTAACATTGCCAACGATAAGATTCGTATTGCAAGGCAGTCGTTGCAAGCTGAGCTAGATGTTATTACCGGCGCTGATTTTGATGTTCTTAAGAAACGCGGCAACATTAGGCGTGAAGCTGCTGACAAACTTTATAAAAAATCTCCGTTTGAAAGCGCACGAGATAACGAACTAAATAGGGTTCTTAAAAAGAAAGACTTAATTGAGACAAAAGCAACTGGTGCAAAACTTAAACCAGCTGACGAAAAATTCTTAGAGAAGAATGGTCAAGAACTTACAGAAGATGAAGAAGCGCTGCTTAAGAAAGCTGATGCCGTAGGTAAAGATGCTGTTGGATACATAGAAGAAAAAACTACCGAACGTAAAAAACAAATTGCTACTGCCGAAATTAATTTACAGAAACCACTTAGCGAAGAAGAGAAGTTTGCTAAAACTACTGCTGGTAAAAACCAAGCGGAGCGTATTAAGCAAGCTAAAGGGCGTACAAAAGAAAAGATTCTTGCCAAAGAATTTAAAAAAGCGCTAGATGAAAATAACCTTGTAGAAGCCGGATATAAAGCGGTTGGTATTACTGAAGAAGCGTTTACAAAACTTACCCGTAGAGCCGAAGAACAACGCCTTAGTTTTTGGCTTAACGAAGCTGAAGATGCCAAGATTGACTTTGACGACTTCAAAGGCTTGGAAGAAGGCATGCGTGGTGATTGGGATCCGCGTATTGAGAAGCCAATTACAGGTGCAGGCGTATCTTCTTCCGTTACACAACGTATTGTTGACAAGTTAAAGCTACCAAAAGGGCTCAAAGTTATTGTCCTTGAGAAGCTAACGCCTACATTACGTGGCGCTATTGCACAGGGTGGCTATACAGATATTCAGATTGATGGTGTTCGTGGTGGTGTAATGCCTGACGGCACAGTCTTTATTGTGGCTAATAACCATGCAGATACTAAAGACGTAGAGCGTACCCTAGCGCACGAAATTACTGGTCACTTGGGTGTTGAGAGTGTGCTTGGGCAGGCTGGTATGGATGCACTTGCTAAGAAAGTTATTGCTCAAAACGGTAGTGTTATGGAGCTGGCTGACAAGCTGGGTGTGGGCGAAGATGCTCTTGCCGCTTATATGGCTGCTAAACAAGCTGGCAAGTCTGAAGAGTTTGCACAAGCTAAAGCCCTACGTGAAGTTATTGCGCATACTGCTGAAGCTAGACCTGACAAGACATTCCTTGGTAAAGCCAATGAGTTTATTAAAGCCTTGGTTGGTGCGTTCCGTGCTGCCTTGCGTAGGATGGGCATTAACTTAGACATCAGCACGTCTGACATCTACAAGATACTACGTGATGCTCGCAAGTCTGAGAAGATTGCCCCCGGTATATACAAAGGGCGTGATGGTGAGTACCAGTTAAATGCTGGTAAAGCTAAGTATGGTCCAGGCGGTGCGGCTATTGCTCGTGGCGTTGACATGACTATGGCTAAGCAAGCTCCGTTAAAAGACCGCTTGTTCCCAGCCAATATTGGTTTGTATCTAAAGCAGAAGTTAGTAGCTGGCTCAGCCAGCCTAGAGAAAGTCCTTGAGCTCAAGGGTATGAAGAATTCGCTAGTTGCTAACCAGCTTAAATATTATATTGCTCAGCATGCACAGCGCTTTACGATTGCAGGTAACGCACTGACTATCGGTGTACCTGTATTGCGTCAAGAAAAAGGTGGTAAAGGTCACGTACTAGAATCTAAACCGGGCGCTAACTTGAAGAGCCTTGCTGAAGTTTTAGGCAGTATTGGTTGGGGTAACGCAGAAGGTATTCGTAACGCATATAGCCTGTACCGTATCAGTAAGCGTGCTAAGAACGTAGGCGTAGATAAGCTGAACTTCAAGAACCCACAAGAGATGGCAAAGATGCTCAAGGAAGTTGACGCTCTTGTCGCTAATAACGAAAAGTTACGTACTGGGTTTGCAAAGGCTGACAAAATCTACGACCAGTACAACCGTGACCTGATGAACTTCTTGGTCCAGACTGGTGCTCTTCCTCAAGATAAAGCTATTGCCTTGGTTAAGAACGATGACTACATACCGTTCTACCGTACAGAGCAAGACGGTACAGTGGTGTTAGATTTAGGTGGCGCTGAGCGTGTTCGCATTGGTAACTTAAAAGACCAGCCTTACTTAAAAGAGTTGGTTGGTGGTGACGAGCGCATTGTTGACATCTATACAGGTGCGTTGCAAAACACCAACATGCTTATTGATATGGCGTTGCATAACCTAGCTTCTCGTAACGTGGCGTTTGCTTTGGCTGACTTAGGTTTGGTAGAAACTAGAGGCGAAAACAAGTCTAGTATTCGTTTAGGTAAAGGGCCAGCAAGCGAGAGAGTTATTCGTTTTAGCGTACAGCCGGATGAAAAGTACGATAAGAAAAACAAAGAAGGCAAAGTAATTGATAAGGATGACGGCTTCCGCCACATCATCGTAAACACTGAATCTACAGGTATTCCATCCGAGTATTTGGTTCAAGGTTTAGCTGGTGTTAATACTAGCGTGCCTACCTTGGTCAAGAGCATGGGCTTTTTCTCTCGTACTCTACGGTCATGGGTAACTAGAAACCCTGTGTATGCCGCTCGTCAGATTATTCGTGATCCGTTTACAGCAGTTATGGCTAGCGGTGTGGATACCATTCCTGTACTAACTTCTCTCAAAGCAATGGGTAAATCCATTGGTAGAATGCGTCGTGGTGAGGTTGGTACAAGTGAAATTGAGCGTCTTGGTTTAGTTAGCAGCAACGTGTTTACCGGTACATCTGAAGATATGCAGAAGATTTTGCTACAGATTACTAGCGGTAAAGGCGGTTGGGAATCGTACTTGGCTAAAGCTGACGCTTTGGCAGCGCAGGGTGATGCGGCTACTCGTGAAGTTGCGTTTAACAGTTTCCGTAAACAAGGCTTGTCTGAAATGGAAGCAGCACTGGCTACTTACGAAACGATGCCGTTTACTCAGCGTGGTACATCGTCTAGCTTGTTCTTACTATCTACGATGGTGCCGTTCCTTAACGCACAGATCCAAGGTCTGAATGTGTTGTACAACGCGTTTACAGGAAAAGCTACCTTCCAAGAGAAGCTACGCATTAAGCAAAAGATATGGCAGCGTGGCATGATGCTGTTCGGTATGTCCATGGCTTACGCTTTGCTGATGAGTGATGACGAGGCCTACCAAAACGCTAACGACGATGAGCGTTACAACAACTGGTTTGTGTACGTGCCGGGTATTGATGAACCTGTTCGTATACCTATCCCATTTGAATTGGGTATTCCTTTCAAAGCGTTGCCGGAAGCTATTGTTAACGTAATGCGTGGCGACAGAACTGCTGGCGAAGCGGTAAAAGCACTCAGCAAAATGATTCAGAACGCCGTACCTCTTGGACCAAGCTCTATACCGCAAGGAATTAAAGCGCCGATTGAAGTGTTGACTGACTACTCTTTCTATACTGGTCGCAGTATTTTAGGTGAGCGTTTGAAAGATGTTGACCCAAGTGAGCGCTTTAATGCCAATACATCTGAAATAGCTAAGCTTATTGGTAAAGGCACAGGTCAAATCCCTGTGTTAGGCGAGTACTTATCTCCTGTTCAAATCGAGTACATGGTTCGTGGGTACACAGGTAGCCTTCCATTAGCTCTTGCTTCTATGACAAACCCTTTAATAGGAAGCAGTGTTGGAGAAAAACCTACCGCTCGTGCAAGCGAAACGCCTGTCTTTGGTTCCATATTCCAACCTAAAGATGCTAGTGGTCTAATTAATCGTGCGTACAAAGACGTTCAAGCAGTTGAGCGTGCCGGTCAGACATACAAGAAGTTGGAAGAAGAAGGTCGTGATAAAGAAGCGGACGCTTATGCAGATCGTTTTGCAGACGAACTTTCTCTTGCTCCACTAGTGGGCAACTTTAAGAAACAAATGGGCGAACTGGCTAAAGAAGAGCGAATGATTAAGTCTGACCCTAACATGTCAGGCGCTCAAAAACGTGCGGAGTTGGATGCTATTCGCCAAGAAAGAATTGCTATAGCTAAAGATTTACTTAGCGAACGCGAGTAAACATAACTCCTAACTTACCGTTAACAGTGCCTGCTTCGGCTTTTGCCAACATGTTGTGATGAAGGGCGGCGTTTAAGCCGTCTTTCTTTATGTCTGCCAAGCGCAGGGTAGGTACAAAAAAGACCCCCTTGACGGGGGTCGTAATCCAAGGATAGTGCACTTTAACTTTCTTCATCTTCATATACAGGGCGTGTGATCTGCATCACGTTTACCCTCATGGTAGGACCACGGGTTTTGGATAGCATGTCTTTGCGCAGATACTTGATCTTGTAGTTTGGCAACTTCTCAAGTTGTTCTTTGAAGTCTTTGTAGCCGTAACTCATAGATACGCAGTGCTGTTTAAGCAGTTGCTCTTCAATGTAGTAGTCAACATGTCCGGGGGTAAACCCGTGCTCAACACGCCCAGCTACATCAGTACGAGTTAACGACTGGTCAATATCTCCATTACCGCCTAAGGTTGCATCCAGTATGCCATTAAGAAACTTAACAACCACAAACTTACCAAAGCGTTCCCGTGTGTAGGCGTTTAATACATCCTCAGCGTTGCGCTTACTGCCGTGAATAATTCCACGTGCGCTGTATACCATAAGGCGAAGTGATTCTACGATGGGCTTGATCGGAATGTCGATTAAGTTAGCATACTTCTTGCCAAGCAGTTGTACCATGGTTAGGATGCAGGCATTGCCAGCAGTCCAGTAGCGCTCGTCATCGTTTGAATCAAACTCTTGCTTTAACTTCTCTTGAGTCTCTTTCAGCAATGCCTTGGCTGTGTCACGGTTTTTAACTAGCCAGCGGATTAATTCTAGACCAATAACGCCATAGTTATCTTTCAACAAGCCCAGCGTCTTACCTTCTTCGGATGTCCAGCGTAGCTTCTTGTTCATTTGCAACTCAAGGATACGGAACATCTCACCCTGTGATGCGTGCTTACGAGCGCCTGATAAGAAGTCCATAACGTGGGTATTGGATGAGAGAAGCACAAGCAGTTGCCATGTAGAGGTGTTGATACGCTCCTCGTTAGAACCCTGCTTCATGCGGTCTTTGCCCTTACCCTGTGTTAAGTCAAGTAAGAACTCAGGCAACCACTCAAAGTCTTCACGGCTTTTGCTGGTGGTTTCGTCAATAATAAACGGCAGACTATTAAGCAAACCCTGACGTTGTTGCGATGCAACAATAGATGTACTCTGCGTTACACGATAGCGCTCAGGATGCCCGAAGAAACTAGCCGCCAACTCAAGGGTCAACGACTTACCAGTACCCGATTCCGAAGAGCCAAGGTGGTATACACAGCCGTTGTACTTGGTAAAGTTCATCAGCAAACTAGCAGGACCAACCAAAGCCATTGCTAGGATATGCCATTCTTCTTTGGCAATAAGCATATTGAAGACCCTGCGCCAGTTGTCCAACGTACCAATCGGAATAGTAGACTGATTAATATTATCTAAAGCTGGAGTTGGTACATACACTTCGCTACCATCTGCGGACATAATGCGACTGTTATACACGAAGGTTTTGTCAGCTTGCCAGCCACAGTTGTTTGGTACTCTGACTGCTCTCTTATTGGCACTAATAAACTCTACGCAACCACGGATGTAGTCAAACAAGTTTTTATCGTTACCTGAACCAAACGACGCAATAATGTTTTGGTTAGCCAGCGCTTTAACTGTTTCGTCTTTACTAACAATGGATTTTTGTGGAATCAAAATGTCGACTGCGCCCTCAGGTCGGAAAGCTACTAAGTGAACCAAGTGATCGCCGTTGTTGTTAAGAACGTCTACTGCAAACAAGTCGTACGGAAGTAGCATTACCTGCTTGCGTGATTTACCACCTTGCTCGTCTTCCACCATCCTATCCATGAATACACCACCGCTTGCACCAAAATTAAAGCCTTTGGGTGGCGTTGGTCGAGTGATAGTTTGCGGCGCAATAACCGTTTCTTCTTCTTGTAATCGCTCAATTACAAATTCTTTCTGCTCATTATCTACCTTGATTTCTCGACCTAAAGCCAAAGGATTGGTAAACTTATTGTAATGGGGGCAGGTGGAACAAACGCCGGGGTTAGCTTCGTCTAATTTAAGGCAACCATAGGGTCCTTTGATCGCATGCCACTTCTCATTGTGCCGCTCAATATCATACGGGTGCATGGCAGACAACGCCAAACCCTCTTCTACGCCGTCATCGCAGTGCTTAGCTATACTGAGGATGCCACGCCATAAGGGTTCCATGCCGTCTTCTGTGGCGTGTTCTTTGTAGTAATTGATCTGCGCACAAGTCGTGATGTTCTTAAAGTATGTAGCGCTGTTCTCAATCAGCTTGACGCTGTTGGCATTTGGAGCCAGTTTGGGGCGTTGTCCTGGAAGTTGAAGGGCTGGTACCACCTCATAAGCATCCTCGCCTATACGCTCCTTTAACAGGGTAGAGATAGCGTCTAAGTTAAATACACTACCCTTGACCTTAATAGACACCTTGCGTGGCTTGGCTTCTTTGTAGTTGTGTGTATCAGGCACACGCAGAATACGAGCGGTATCACCAGTAACCGAAGCGTCAATATTAAAACTATGCTTCTTAGCCAGCCGCTTAAGGTTCTCTGCAACAGGTTTCCAAACAGCAATATCTACTTCTTCCTCAAGGGGAAAATACACGTGTAGCCCACCACCGCTAGATACGATCCAAGGTGTACCTAAAGTATTTAAATCCGTGTCGCCCAAGAACAAATCCAAAGCAGTAGCCGCTTGCGTTTTGTTTTCGTAATCCTTGCCTTTACCACAATCTATGTCCAAAAACAAAGATCGCATCTTTAAAGCGCTATCAGCCGTGCGCTTCTTTTTACCATCAAATGTAGCCAAGGCAAAGAAAGTGTTGTAGCCCTTTCCGTCAAATGCCATGGCAGCGTTATACAACTCGTCAATCGTGTTGACGAATACATGTTCTCTTTTAGGCGTACTAATTTCTGCGGTGCAATAAACACCCGAAGTCGGTAGTACAGCCGCTAGAAATCCCTGCGACGATACTACTGACTCTTTAAGCATTCTCTTAGTGCCTCTTCAGATGATTTGCTGTTTTGTAAAATGTTCAACAAAGACTGAACACGTGTTCTATATGACGGCGTTACTTCTGTTCCGCTAAACCAGTTGTACACAGTTTGTCTTGTTGCGCCTGTAAATTTTGCTACTTCAATAACTGGAAAGTCTAAATGGATTGCCCAGCGTCCCAACTGGTTGCCCAGCGTTTTCGGGGCGGTATTTGTTGTTTGTTTTATTTCTTCTGAATAAGCCATGTTCTTCTCGATTAGGTGGGGAGACAGTCTTTTTAGACTTATAACTTCGTTATCTCGTGCTGAATAGTGTCAGCCTCCCCGTAAAACTTAAAAGCAGGTTACGTTGCAGTTACCCCATTGGTCACAGCAAGTTGTACAAACTACCATGCGACCGCCTTGGTTAATTGTGGTAGTCGAACAGCCAGCATAAACTACACCAGCCGACACGACCAACCAAACCGCTAATATTAGCTTATTCATCATCCCACTCCTCAACTGTAGCGGCTAAGCTACTTGTCTTTTTAGCAGGAACTGCGGATGGCTTAACTGCTGGCTTACGCTTCTCAGGCTCGTCAACTTCATCGTCGGCTTCAGCTTTTGGCTCAGCTTTGATAGTTGGTTTCTTGCCTTCGAGTTGTGGCGCCTTATCTGCTGGCTTAGGGACAGACATTGTAACTGCCATCTTTGCGCTGGGTGATTGACCCTTATCTACTGCAACTGCATACTCGTCATCCTCTAACCAACGTACTGGTTGAAAAAATAACTTAGGTACTGCCGCTTTAGTATCAAAGCGTAGGCGAGTTACAAGGGTTTCAGGATTGATGTTCTGAGCCGCAAGATAACGGGCGTACGCTTGTAACGGACGCTTTTCGCCTTCTTCTTTACCAAAGATAGATGTAGCGGCTAACTGCAACTGCATTACATCACCACTCATATCATTGGCTAACACTACAGCAAGTCGTTGTGAAAAACGGCAAGCCTTAGATTCGCCCTGTCCTGAGCCTTTCACATTCATTGGGCATGATGCACAATCGCTTGCTTTAGGTTCTTCGATGGATGCGTCAGGCTTTTCACCATCAGCAGACCAGCAATCGGGACCTTTGGTCTCGCCCTCAACGTACTGACCTTCGTAGTATGTACGGCTAATTTTTGGTGCGGCATTAACAATAACAACATCAAGGTGGCGATCATCTATGGATGTGATCTCTTTACCGTCTGCCATCAAACGGAATACACCGCCCTTGATAGAGATGCGTTTGCCACCGCCACCACCTGTACCACCAGTGAGGCTTTTTGCTAATGCTGATAATTCACCCTTACGTGCAAATGCAGGGGTTTGATTCGGATTAAAGTTGGCTAAATCGCCCATAATACATTCCTTTATTTAGTAGTTGGTTTACGTACCGTAACTGCATACTCAGACATAGAATTCAACCCTGCCGGTACAACGCCGGGGTTTTCATCCAAAAACATAGCCATGTTCTTCTGCGCAATGCGCCTTTCAAACAAGTCTATTGCATCGTGCTCTACAACAAACTGCTTAAACGAATCCCAGTCGTCTGTGTAGTAGCGTGTTTTTTGCGACAGAATGATAGTGCCTTCATCAGTGCGCACCGAGTTAGTTCCCAGCGCTAACATCTGATCTTTCATTGCCGCTTTAATTTCAGTCTTCTTCGCTTCGAGTTCTTCAAGCTGACTCTCGTATTCTTTAGTCAACTCTTGAACCTTTGTGTAAATCTTGCGATAAACACGGGCTAGTTTATCTAGCGGTACTACTTCCTCGTTTGGCATTTTTATGCTCCTTTGTAAAATATTTTACATCAATAAAGACAGGTATACAACCCAACATAGGGTTTTCCTTACAAATTAATTTCTTCTTTGTATAGGCTAAGCAGAAGACCATGCCCTTCAACACGCTTCTCTAATTGCTTAAACATACGCTTTTCTATTTCACTACCTTGCAAGTGTATCACCGTTACATTGGTGGACGTCTGACCAATACGATCTGCACGTGCAATACACTGCAAGTAGGTTTCAACAGACATAACTGGACCATAGAAGACTACCGTATCTGCGGCTGTAAGTGTAACCCCATGTGATGCGGCTTGAGGTTGTACTACTAATATTCTAGGCTCGGGATTGTTCTGAAAGCGTTTGAATATATCAGTACGTTTGTTGACTCCAACGTCGCCATGAATTACTTCGCTTGAGATGTTGTGCTTCAACAAATGGTTTTGTATAGTCTCAATGCTGTGTCTGAATGGCGCAAACACAATAACCTTGCGGCTTGTTTCTTCCAAGACCTCAAGTAAAACATTCAACCTAGGCGCACAATCAAACTCCACAACTTCATGGTCATCTGTGTATGCCGCCCCTGCTGAAATTTGTAGCAACTTACTAACGCCTGCGGCGGCGTTAACTGCTGTAATGGTTTCCCCTGATGCTTGCATTACCATGCGATCTTTAAGCATGCGGTAGTACTTAACTTGTTGAGGTGTAAGGGGAATTTCTCTTGTCTCGGTAAGTACTGGTGGTAGGTCAGTACACTCTTCTTTTGTATAACGTATTGCTGGCTGAAGAGCAGTAAAGACCGCCTCTGCCGCACCTGATTTTGGCACCCACTTAAACTTGGTTAGCTTAGTCATAACCTTATCACGCCATGCGGTAGCAAACTTTGGTACACCTGAAGGGTTCACTAGCTTAGCCAAACCATACGCATCCACAGGCGATTGTGAAGATGGTGTGCCTGTCATCATCCACAGCATAGTGTCAGGCTTAAGAATTTTGTTAAGGGACTTCCAGCGTTGGGTAGACGGGTTCTTGTATGCGTTAGCCTCATCCACGATTACTAGGTCGAAGCGTCCATCATTGATAACTTCTTCGGCTATTAGGTTTAAGCCGTCATAGTTCACCACAACAAATTCATAAGAACCTTGTACCATTTCTATACGCCTTGACGCCTGTACATGGTGCGCCGCAACAACTGAGCGGTGAATGATACTCTTACCGACGCTACTAATCCAAGCGTCGTGCATGATAGATAGGGGACACAAAACAAGACAACGACGTACATGCCCTAACTTCATAAGATAGTCAGCCGCCCACAATGCTGAGAACGTTTTGCCAGTACCGGGGTCGTTAAACACAAACGCTCTGCGATTCATTGTCAGGAAAGAAGCGGTATCCATTTGATGCGCAAAGGGTTTATACCTACCGGGCCAATTATATTTAGCGTTAATCGGTGATGGTGGGTTCTTTACACCTAGGTTGCGGAGCACACGCACTTCGTCTATGCCCCAATACACCGCTACTTCATACGTTCCGTTGTCTTCGCTAACAATCTTGCTTCGTGGAATAACGCTGTACTTATCAGGGTTGCGTGTCTTAAACAGCAACGCTTTGTTTTCTATGATCTCCATTACTTATTCCTGTGATATGCGTCTTTAGGGTTAGCTAACATAGATGCAAGAAGTTCATCAACAGTACGAAACCATTGAATAGCTTTCATGCCATCATGCCGCATGATTGTAAAACTCATTCGATGATCCTATACACGGCTTCGTACTGATTAGCTAAGCCGTGTTTCTCCAACTTGTTGGCACCAACTAAACGTATAAAAGCTAAACGCCAAAAGTCGTCTTTAACAAACTCGCTCTCGTTTACCCATTCGCCTGACCAACGCACTGTCCACATATCTACCAAAGCAGATAGCGGTGCTTTCATAGCCTCGTTTTGTAAGTCCTTCTCATCAATTACCTTGACCCCTGCTGGCGTATTCTTTAATACCGATGCTGAACTTGAAAGCGTAAAAGTTGTGTCGTTTGGTGCCATCCTTTTCTTTATTTGTTTTATTACTGCGTCACCGTAATCCTCGTCAGTTATACCCATTATTTTATGGCGCCTTTCGCAGTACGTTTGTATGAACGGTTCTTACTAGCTGGTACGGCTTTAAGGTTTGAGCGAGTTGTTGTACCGCCCTTGCTTAGTGGTTTCTTGTGGTCTACGTCCATGCCATCACCCTTGTGTACCACACCTTCACGCTCTAACATACGGCGTGCTTTGTTACGTGCCGCTCTCTTTTTCTTAACCATCTCGGTGCCATCGTAGTTGGCGTATTCTTGTTTGTAGTCTCTTGGCATTTTCTTCTTTCAATGTTTGGGATTAAACTCGCAACTCTTCACTTGGCACCATCCGCATAACGGTGTGCTGGTCGGGTTCCATACATCATTATCGTAGGATGCGGCTAGTTTGGCTACCCTCTCCCTGTACAACTGCCAGTGAAAATCTTTCTGCTCTACGCTCATCATTTGCGTAACCATCGTGTTCTTTACAACAAACAGCAAAGCGGCATTTACTTGGCGTATGTGGGGGAAGTGGGCAAACACCATCAAAGACATCAGGGTTAGCTGGTCTCGGTCAGGGTATTTGTTATTGCCTGTCTTGTAGTCAACCACCCTAGCTTTAAGCCCGTCGTCATCAACGATAAGCAAGTCAGCGATGCCACGCACCCATACGTCAGGGTCTTTGAAGTCACATGGGGTCAAATCTTCTTTCAAGCCCATTTCGTATTCGGTTAGCTTGCGCCCTGTTTTCTTATTAAGCGCATCTAGTGTAGGCTGAATGAACGCATGCTCAGGTGGTAAAGGTGTGCCGTCTTTGATGTAGTGTTCGGCTGACTCATGAACTTGTTTGCCGTAGATAGTGTGAACCGTATCTGTAAACGGGTAGTTCTTGAGTACCTTAACTTCGTGGTAACGTCTTGCACAGCCCTCAAAGTCTTTAAGTCCTGAGTGCGACCATTTGATTTTAGACATATTTGCTCCGTTTACCGCTTGTCCAGTATGTAAATGCTTTGCGTATTGCTTCGTATTCGGTGTCGGCTCTGAACATTAAGGGGTGGTCATTTTCGGGGGTATACAAGTGAATAATGGTGTACTCCTTATTAATATCAGCGCCAACATTACCACCACTCAGCTTTATTACATCAATCATGGTCTGCTCTTCAGCGCTCCAGCGTGGCTCGTAGTAACCCATTAGAATTTCGCAGTCTTGATAGCTTGGTCTAGGCGGTTGGAAAACTCGGTTACAAAGCGCTCGTCATGCGTCAGCTTACATCCCATGTCATACAGAATTGCGTGAGTAAGCTCGTGCCAAAAAGTATTAGCTCGCTCATCCGCGTCATACTTATAGCCTCGTAGTAAGTTGCCCTTGGCGATCTCAATGGTGTGAGTATCTTCGTCAAAGCACCCATGGCATATCGTATTGCCCACCACCACACCTTTTTTCGTGCGTATCTGGTGGGGTGTATTTCCTATGACAACTTCTTTTGGTATCTTCATTTAGCTTCTCCGTATCGTTTGTTACAGCCTGTTTCAGCATCTAAAGGTATGCCCGGCATGTACGCTGGTTCCTTAAGCATCTGATCTAAAACCCAAGCCTCGGCTTCTACGGCTTCGTTCTCGGGCACTAAACACACAACCTCGTCGTGAACGGTTAGTACGCAGGAATACCTCTTCTGTATCCTGAGCATGCCATCCGTCATCACACATCTTGCTACCGCTTGTACTATGTTCTCTACTATCTTACCGCCGTACAACTTACGTCTTGACTTATCATCGACGCCATAAATCCACTGAATACGCCCTTTTTCATCGGCTACACCAGTTAACGCAGGGTACTTTAAAGCAAGACCACTAGGTAATAGTATACGCTCTTTGTCAAAAGTTAGGCATTTGTATGCATAGGGTTTACCCTGATATAGACTATTACTCACCAACGAGTTGCACAGTTCCCATAGGGACACCACAGGCTTGGCGGCTTCTCGGTACTTGTCGATAATCTTCTTGGCGGCTAGGCAATGAATGAGTAGTTCTTTGTCATTACATGTGTGAGGTATAGCGTTCATCATTTCTATGTTCTTTTCCCAACCAATGAAGTCGTTAACGTCTTCTGTGCTTACGCCCAACTGCTTGGCAAACGCTTTGTCGTACATGGTAGGTGGCGCACCTAGGAAACCAGTCAATAGCTGAGCCGAAAAGCTAGCCCAACCCATGCCGTAACCACAACCTAGAAGCGCTGACTTAGCCGACTGACGGAGGTCGGGGTGCGTCTCTTTATTGAGGTTCGGTATCCCAAACATTTGCGCACCGAATGCGGCATATGCGTCTTGACCTGACGAAAAAATTTCAAGGAGCGATTTATAGTCCGCAAGGTACGCAAGAACCCTTGGTTCAATTTGGGAGAGGTCGCAGACCACAAGGGTGTAACCTTCCGGCGCTTGAATACTTTTACGTAAGAAAGACCCCCGTTTGAGGTTTTGAAGATTAAGCCCCGAGCCCTTGGACGCCGACCAACGACCTGTGTGTGCTCCATAATAGTTGAGTGGGACAGGAAGCGTACCTCGTTCTGATATATCAACGAATCTCTGCGCCCTTGTGCGCTCAAGCGTGGATTTAACTTTAAGCCTTGCCTCGCAAATAAGCGATACATCTTCATTGTCACTATTAAGCAACGCTTGGAAGAGTGCGTCGTTTTTAGCAAACGCATAAGCTTCTTTACCAGTTGTTTTGCTGGTCTTCTTGGGTGGTTGTATTCCGAGGTTACTAAGTATTTCAGCAAACTGAGGGTTGCTAGCAAGCGCCGTTTCATCAACGCCAACTTTTTTAAGTAGCGCTTCCCTCTTTGTCCGCTCATCTTCGATTGCCTCATACAGCATCTCCTTATCAAGTTCTAGTACTGGATTCGTAAACATCTTGAGCGTCATGTCGATTAGCTTGAGTTCTTTTAATGGGAAGCCACCATCAACTTCCAACATCAGGTTCTCAAATATCTTCTCGCATAAGAACACGTCATGCTTACAGTACTCAGCAAGCTCTTGCTCTATCTCGTATGTCAACTCACTCAAGCCATTGGTGCTATGTACTGCGTGTCCTTTAGGCGGTAAGCTATAAATCTCAGCCAACTTCATTAGGCTGTTGCCTGCTTCTACACCCCTAAGAGCACGAGCCATAGATAGAGAATCAAAAATAAAGCAAGGCTTCGCACCATAAACCCAACTAAGGATTGAAATATCGAACTGCGCATTATGCGCAAGTACCGCCGTCCGACTCCAATCAATAGAGTCAACCCATCTTTGTATATCTTCATGTGATACCCATGTAATATCCTCGTCAGCATCCAACGTCTTATAACAAAGCCCAAAGGCTTTAAACCTTTGGTCTCTGACGTATTGTTCTGTTGTCATCTTGGACAGCGTGTACTCCTTGCTATCCCAACGTGTTTCAAAGTCGATGACTAGAATCTTATCGAATGGTACGCTCATTAGTTCTTTCTGCTTGTGTTTTGTTTAGCTTGATCGAGGACTCCAAAGATTTCTCTAAAAAGGCGATGAGGTCTGCTTGATGTTGCAGTAAATCTGCAATCTCTCCCATGTTGCTGCTCATTTCTAAATCTCTTATTCGATCTGCTTGTTGGCGCAACACGTCAACTGCTTGGCTTATGACCAGCACAGGCATGCCATCTTTGTTGTACTCGTCTAATTTATCGGCTAGTTTATATGCGTTCATGCTGACCTCGGTAGTTGACCGCTAAATGTATAAGTACCAGTGTGACCAAACTGCGCCCAAGGTGCGGCATATACCTTAAAGCCTGCTTCACGTGCAATCTTACAGAAGTGGTAGTCCTCAGACAATAAACGGTTAGATTCCTCATCAATACTCGTTGCAAAAAACTCTTTGATAATCTTGACCTTACGCACGGTGTCTACAGCATGATACATATCATTGGTGTAGCTTGGCACTTTATCAGTTAGCTCTTGGAATACTTTGCGCTTGATAAGCATAAAGCCTGTACCGCCATTGGCAATCTCCATTGGTTCCATAATCGGACCGCTAGTTGTCTCAGTGCCGTTTGGAAGGTTAACCACGAAAGCGCCTGTATGTTTACTTAGTTCTGCTGGGGGTACACCACGCTTGACTGCCGCATCTACTTCTACCCAGTTGATTTCTTTCTTGGGATACAGACCACAGATAATATCCTTGTCAGCCTTAACCATCATAGGAATGTCGTTAGGGTTAAAACTAATGTCGGCATCAATAAACATCAGATGGGTAGCATCGGACTCAAGGAAGTCATGCGCCATGCTATTGCGAGCACGTGTGATAAGACTTTCATTCATCATGAACGAGTAATACATCTGTATATTGTTCTGCCCACATACACCAACGAGTTGCATAATGCCCGAGGTATACATGCCAGTACACATACCGCCGTACATTGGTGTAGCTACAAATAATTTAGTTTGCGGTTGTGCTTGAACTGCTTTAAGAAAACTTGGTGGGTTCTTTTTCATTTCTTTTTTCCTTTTGGTATATCTTCTTTTTGTGCTCGGTTGATGCTCATAATGTCGCCTGCTAAAAATTCAAGCTGTTCGCTGTACTCTTGAAGAATTTCAGTAGCCGCCCACAACGCACCGCTCTCTGCATTGTCTGTGATTCTATCGGCAACAAGTTCTACAATCATTGCGGCACTGTGTACCTTGTATCCAATCTCGCTAACCTTGTTAGCTTTTTCCCATAATCCATCAATCATTTCTTTCTCCTAGTGCGATAGCGTCATAAACCTGCCGTGCTACTTTTAATACATACTCAATATCGTTTGGGCTTAATTGCCCCATCAGTTGTAGTATTTTCATTACTGCAACATCGTTGTCTAGCGGTTGCGGTTTTACTATTGCCTCAATCATTTCTTTCTCCAAGGTAGATCAACATAAGCTTTTTTCATTACTGCGTTTCCTTCTTCAAACATTCCAAGTAATCGTTCGGGTGCTGTGTAATTAACTGTAGCCTCTCCCGTGCATCCGAAGGAAGGCAAAGCTGATGCGGTAGCTTTATAGAACTGGCGGTCGGCGCCCCATTGCCCGTAAAAAGCATGGGCAACAGTAACCAAATATTCACGCTTAAAGCAATAACAATTAGTATCCACAAAATTGAGTGTGTGATCATAAAACGTCGGGTATCTGCCAAGGCTTTCACAATCATCATCTCCAATGTATTGTCCTGATTCATTAACTATTCTCCTTAAACTATGCGCCCACATCAGGTCTTTTGATTTGATCTTATGTAGCAACGTTTCTACATGGTTTGGCTCGAACCAATTATCTTCATCTAAGAACAGAATGTAATCGGCGTTTACCAGTAGGGGCATAGCGGCATAGACTCGGTGCCCATACCACCCGTTACCGCCTACGTTCTCAGGTAAGGTTATTATTTTTCTAGTTTTATTTGTGGCATATATTAAAGGGTGGTCTACTTTTCCATCTTTTACAATTAAATGTTCTGTTTTTACGGTTTGATTATTAACACTACCTATTGCTTTAATTACCGTATCTTTCCCAGTAGTTGGGGTGATTACCATGACTCTCATGTTCTTAGCTCCGTTACGTTTTCACAAGACTTACAGATACTGCACTTATCAAACCCATCAGCTTCGTTCATCTTGATGATCTCGCCTAGCTTCTCGCCTTCAAATATCTCAGCGTAGGTTTGTGTCAATAGGTTGCCGATGATATGTTTTAAGTTGTAGTCCATACAGCACAGCACAACATCACCATTAGGTAGCAACACGTTGCGATCATAGAAAGGTGTGCTCTTACAAGTTAATGGGAACGTGTTGTAGGGCGTGATACTAATTGCTTGCCCTTTGACTTGTTCTACGTCAAGACTGTCTGCTCTTGTATGTCCTTGCCAGCCAGCTAATCTACCAACGTATGGCTGTAAGAACTCATGCACTACACCTGATCTATCCATAGTCATAGCACCGACACCGCATGGCACATCTACCTTAGACATAACCTCAAAGGCGTTCATCCATTCTGTCGTTGCTTTCCACCCTTTCATATTGCCGTTGTTATCAGGTAGGTGGAGCATAATTACTTCTACTTGATCAGGATGTGACTCCAACGCCGTGCGCACCTTTTCAGGGTCAATCATGCCATACAGGGTGGTGTAGATAGCTACCTTAAAGCCCATGTATAAGACCATCTCAAGCATAGTAGTGCATGCAGGGTTAGCCCAAGGTTCAGACATACCTGAGAAGTCAATGCGTGTGTCTCTTGGTAGCTTAGCTAGCACCGTCATTAAATCCATGGGTTGCATGTATTTATCAGACGTACCATATTGCGTACGTAAGTTGTCTTGTGGGCAAAACGAGCACATCAATGGGCAACCTATCATGGTGGTTAATTCCATAACGGGTCCATCGTTGTGCACGATGCCGTACCGTTCTCTCATCTCATCTCCTTTACTGCGTTGTGCACAAACGCAAGCGCTTCGTTAAGGTTTGGTTCTTCTTTGAGTAAGGGTTGCTCGTACATGTATTGGTAGTGGTCTATGCTTGTGTCAAAGATTCTAACCGTATCGGCAAACCAGTCCATGTTTTTGGTGTTCATGTAGTTTATGAACGCAAGATCGTTAAAGTCGCAATCCACAGACATGGTTCCGCTATACAAAGGCACAGTCAGCCCAGCGTACGCATCAATCAGCTTCTCTGTAACGTATCCATCGTAGACCGAGTTCTCAGGACACAGGCAGAACTTATACTCAGGAAGAATAGCAAACTTAGATTTACGCAACGAGTTGCCAAACATATTGCCGTACCCATCTACCTGTTTGTATCGTGAGATAGTGTTGTATAAGTTAATGCGTAGCCCCTCAGGATTGCCAGCTACCATGACACAGAACTTATCCTTGATTTTGATGTCGAGCTTACGTGGTTGAGTAAGGCTCTTGATGGGAATGAGTTGCTCGTATCCATGATTGTTAGAACCTACACGCCTAGGCTTTTGTTCAAACCCATCCCAAGCTAGCCTGCTCCACCAAAGCGGCAAGCGGAAGTTGCGCCCACCATAGGTATCCCAGTCAAAAGAAAGACTGTAGTCGTACCCCACATAGCTAGGTCGTACGTTCTCTCCAATGTACATGATGGTCTTCTTCGGGTCAGTATGCACATTACCAAACACCGAACTGATAACTACGTCAGCGGTGTGTGGGTTGTCGGTGTATTCCATACCACCTAATGCTTTGTTAAAGAAGAACTCAAAGAAGTCCCCATCAAAAGCGCCATCCCAAAAGTTAACGACGCATACTTTTTTCATCGGTGTGTCCTTACGTTAGGTGTCCATAGGCTTTCAATTTTTCTAAACTCTTCAAGGCGCTCAACAAATGGATGCGGTGTTGGTACGTAAGGCTTGAGGGCTATCCCTACACGTGGTTGTGCAACAGCGAACTCGCCTTGTTGTGGTTTGTATGTTTCAAAGTTTGATGATTTCATTGCAATGTCCTGTTCTTCATTTGGTCAGTTATACGGGTACTAAGTTCTGCGGCGGTTTCAAGTAAAAGTATTGGTAGTTCACTCTCATCAATGTTCAAGCCAAACACCTTGACGGTATCTTTCTCGTTGTTGACCACGATTACTACGGCTGAATGAACCGAGTCCTCAATCGTGCACTGTGCAATAGCTTTCTGTACGTCGTCGTATGCTTCTTCTTTGCTACTCATATCATTCCTTTATCAATAATGGTAAAGCGCTTCTGAACATCATCAATGTTGTCTTCGTTCACTACCAACGTGAACCCATGTGCTTGTCTGATCTTTGCCATCTCTGCTTCTTGTAAAGGCGTGGGTTTGTTACTACCAGCCTTACACTCAATAGCAACGAAATAACCCCGATAACAACACACAACATCAGGAACCCCACTACGCCCATAGCCACCAGTAGCAGGGAAAAAATAGTAAGCGCTATTCTTTTTAATAACATCAACGACTTTCTTCTTTACCTTAGCTTCGGGGGTCATGGCGAATCATGCAAAGGCGCTTCGTGACTGCGCCTTCGCACCTCATCAACACGTTGTAAACAAACGACTATTTGATTAACAGACATTTGAAACAAATCGTTGTCCTGTACCTCGTACGCTTTGAGTGCCATGATTACTTCGGCTTCAAGGTTGCATAGAGCGGCGTTCTCACGCATAAGGGCAAGCACATCACTTTCTGACATAGCCATCTTTAATCTCCTGTATTAGTCCTTCCCCTTTGGCGCTGATTGTAAGATCAACACCTCGTCTATCTATCTTGTCTTGCTTCTCAAGGACAAACTTCTTGGCAATGAGTTTGTGTAAGTACTTATGCGTGGTAGCTGGTGACATAACTGCTTGTGCTTCAGCTATCTTTAATACCGCCATCGTACCTAACGGGGCTTCCGCATTGACCATACCCAGTATGTATTCTTCTTGCCAACCTATGCGGTGTCGTTTTCTAATTGCTTGTGTGTCGTATGCGTTCACTCTGCTTTCTCCTTCTTTGGTTGTTCATCACAGCGTTCGATCAATGCGGCATACCCACATATGTCTACTAAGTTGTCCCTATGCGTTGGGTCATTAGCGAACCTAGCTACCTTGACTAACATCATCAAAGCGGCTACGTCTTTCTCGTCAATGACCCCACCATCTTCTTTCATTGCACCACACGCAACCAAATAGGAATTCCACATGGTAGCGATGGTACGTAGGTTTTTAGATGGATGACCGTAGGTCTTCTCCCTATCCCCATAGATAATGGCGTTAGCTTCTTTTAATACACTCATGCTACCTCCTCAACGTCATAAATTTCCATGTCGGTGTCGTCAGGTTTTCTATCGCCGATCTCGACATCCCACGCTTTCTCTCGTGCTTCTTCCCAAGAATTGGCATCGACTTCTACTTTGTAATATTGCTTGTGTATTACCCATGCTTTCCATTTACTCATACAACCCCCCTTAAATAGCAAACTTAGATAAGATGTCATCGACTTGTGTCTTAACATCGTTGCGTGCTTCGACATCTTTGCGTAAGTCCTTGACGTCAACCCCGTTGATAATTTGCTTCAATGCCTTGCGTGCCTCTTCGATACTAGGGTCATTGATTATATTCAAGTCCTTAGCCAAGTCACATAATTCATGCGCTGTATCTAGCAACGAGTCGTGGAACTTACGAGGCTTAGCCTCACCAGCTACTGTGTCAATGGTCAAGCGATCAGACATACGCTTGAGGTGCTCCACCATACGTTGCTTAAAAGAACCTATTGCGTTCTCTACTCGCTCGTCAGCTAACTTGGATAGCTTAGCTTTGAGTTCGGCTTGTGCGGCATTACCTACGTCTACACGAAAGTCACCCGATGAAGGCACAGGCATGTAGTTAACGCTGAACCTAAAGCGGTGCTCGATGTCGTTAGGTTGTGGGTAGTCATCACGTTTGAACATGTCACCCAATGCCATAGCTTGTGCAGTAATGAGCGATGGGTACACACGTACAAACTCGGTGACCAAGCCGTAGAACGTATCCTCTGCCTCTTGTAGCTTGGCATTGAATTCCATGAACTTAGTGCTGGCTAACAGACGAATACCTGAGTCACTCCAAGGCAACGTGTTGTCATACACCATGTCCCTTGTCTGTGTTACGAACTTGGTAATAACTTCCAACTCGTTACGACCAGCAAGCAAGTGTTTGTTTACACGTGCCGCACCCTTGTCTTGCGCTTGCTTGTTGGCAACCAACTCGTCAGATACCGAGCGGTCTAGCTTACGTGCAGTCCATTGTGAAACAGATAGCTCTACCAACATAGAGCATGTGTCGATGTTATAGCGTGTCATAATAGTATTGCTCCTCGTTTAGTTTGTGTTAATTAACTACTACTGCGTGGATAACGTAATGCTTCGATGTCAAATGTTCTAACTCTTTCTTTTGGTTGTGCCTGTAACTCATCTAACCCCGACAACAAGTCAGCAACAGGATCATTCTTCATGAACGCCGCTACCTGTGGGTCAAAGCGCACTAACTCAACATGTTGCTTGTCGCTAGTAACGCGTGTCTTGTAGTTACCACTACCCCACAGCGCTGTTGCATATGAACTGATTGAACCACGCAACACCTCAGGCGCATACTTACCAGCAGGAATGAGCTTAGTGCTGTTGATCATTATTCCATTCATGAATGGCATGATGTAGTTACGCACCTCACCCAACGGGTAGATAGAACGGCGACGCTTGAGTTTCTTTACTTGCTCTATGTTGAGGTCGCCATGCTTGCCGCCATCGCTGTCTACGATAGCGTACTTAAGGTTAAGGCTGTTCAATACGCCACACACTTTGTTTAATACAGAAAGTTCTACTTGGTTCATTTGTAATACTCCTTGTTTAGTTTGAATAGATACGTACAGTCTTACCCTGCGGTGCAACGAAGTGGTCGTTGTTAACCACACCCCACAACGCAGGCACATCTACCTTGCCATCACTACCATCAAGGTACCCATCAGTCAGCCACACTACACCCTTGGGCTGATACTTCTTGCTACGGATATACTCCACAACACACGATGGCGAAGTACCGCCACCACCAGCAGGCTTGAGCAACGATGCGATATTGGCAAACTCATGCGGCTTGAACACTTGGTCACCACATACTGCGCAGTCCCACCATATAACACGCACGCTATCAGGGTTGACGTTCTGTGCAATGCGGGCTATCTCACCGAACACAGTAGGATAGATACCGCCCATCGAACCTGATGTATCACAGGCAACAATGAGTTCACCAGTAGCCTCAGAGAAGTGAGATGGCATGATGACACCGAGAGGTAGCAAGCGCTTGTTGGGCGGTGCAAAGCGAGAGTACTCATCACCCTCGCATAGTGCAGTAATCCACTCACGCATATGCTCACGCCAGTTAGTGTCACGCTTCTGTGTAGCACGATCGAGTGCGCTGTTGCGTGAACCTTTGCCTGCGATCTTGTCGGCAAGTATCTTACCCTGACGACCAGCATCATCCATCTGACGAGCTAGCTCGTTGGCTTCCTTACTACCTAGCTCAACTGCTTTGTCGAACATATGCTCATCGAGTGTGCCATACCCACCCTTACCCTTGGGTGGTGGAGGTGGAGGATTACGCAACAAGTCTTGCAGTACCTCGATGAATGACCAGCCCTGATACTTGACGTCGATCAATGGCGCAGGGTCTACTATGCGCTCGACAAACGTGAAGTTGGGGTCAATCTCCTCGATGGTTGCATTGACTACATAGTCCATAGCCATGTTGCATAGCTGTGGATACTTCTTGGATAGCTCCATGTAGTTAGTGCAGTGCATCAACGCCTTGTGCAATGACTCATGCGCAACGAGATAACGCAACTGCTTGCGGTTAAGACCGGCAACAAACGCAGGGTCATAGTAAACATCACGACCATCTGTGCCTGCCGTACCGATGTCCTCGAACTTGATGTCACCGACATACACATAGCCTGATAGACCAGCGAAGTCTTTGTTGTTGGTGAAGTCAACGTGTACTGCGATCACCCGATCGGGTGAGGATAGCTTATCCCATGTCTTGCTCATGCTAATACCTCCACTTGTGAGTTAGTTTCAATCCATACCTTTGCGCCACATGACAACGGCTTGTCGGGTGAATAGATTACTTTGCTATCACCTTTGATCGTTACCTCATGCGCATAGGTATTGCTCTTGTATGTCTTAATTGTTAAGACAGGATCGTGCGTGCCATTCTTAGTGTTGGCTCTTACTGCATGCTGATTTACATGTATGATGGTTTTCATACAACCCCCTTACTTGGTTGAGAAGTAAATCTTGTTGTCATTCATCAATACTTGGAACGGCTTGACTGTAACGAACAACGCCGCACGTGTAGAGTTGGCAATGTTGTTAGCGAACATGGACTGCAACTCACGACGATTGCGTAATACATACTCGGTGCATGCCTCAGCTTCCTCTCGTGTACTTGTATCCGTCACACACTTGAGCACAGTAATGATCTGCGCTACTGGATTGCTAGGGATAGGGCAAGTAGATGGTGAGCTAACTATCTTGCTGAACGCAGGCGTCTCATCACCGAAGCGAATGAACGCACCCATAACCTCGGCACCAGCACGACCGATAGTACCCTCGAGTAGACCCTGCAACGTATCGGTATCAAGGAACTCACGTTCTCTGACAATGTCACTAGCTGAATGTAGTGAGCGAGGTGTGATGTAAGCCTGCTGAGATAACAACGGGTTGAAGATGAAGTCGTTCTCCTTGGATTGATCACGACCTGCATACTTACCGCCATCTTGGAAGTCAAGGAAGCTATCGAACCAGCGTGTGTTTTGCTCGGTGCACGCTAAGATGATAGGGTCAATGCCGTTATCCATACCCCAGCTATTCCATTCTTGTTGCGTAGGCTTACGCATGGTCAAGAACACAAGACGATTACGCAAGTGCGCCTGTATGCTATCGCCTAGACCCTCGACCGCGAGGTTAGTACCGGCGAACACAACAGAACCCTCAGCCATCTCGTAGTTACCAACGGCACGCTCGTACACAATCGGAGCAAGCACGTCCTTGATGTACTGCTTAGCCTTAGCCAACTCATCAAGGAACACAAGCGATGGTCGTGCGCCATTGATACCCTTCTGATTGGTCTTGCTTACACCGAACCGCTCGTTGGGTAGCTCACGTGATACGCCTGCGTCACGATCAATGTCAGGCATCCACACAGAACCATCAGACATCTGGGTACAGTCGAGCTTGACACCGATGTGATTGGCAAAGAACGGGTCACGCTCAAGCGTGTGATAGATACCAGTCTTGCCGATACCATTCTCACCCTGAACAATGATGGTGCGCTTGTGACCAATCTTCTTGATTGCGTTTGCTACTTGTAGTGAATTAAGTAATTTCATGGTGCTTATATCCTCGTTCGTTTTATTTACTACTGGTTTTTAGAAAGTATAACATACTGCTTTATAGAAACAACAACTACTTAACCTCCTTTCTTATTGGCTCGGGTGTAATAAGTTCTTGGCAACGTCTTGCTGAACTGTGGCAGGGGTACTGATTCTGTGCCTTTGGATAGCCCAGCAAACGACATTAGCCTAGCAACTAGCGACTTCTTGAACTCATCGGGGGTGATCTTATCCACGATGTCATTGGCTTGCTCTTGTGCATCATCAGCCGCCGCAGGGTCACGTTGCCTGTGCCAATTACCAATCTTGTAGAACAAGTTGGCGTTGTCATGGTTGTACACCTTCTTGCTAGCTAGCATGTCGAAGCAATCCTGTGCCACCTTGTCGAAGGTTTCCATGAATGCCTGAGAGTCAAGGGGTAGGGGTCGGTTGCGCATAGCATCTTCCATAGTTCCGCACAACGAGTAGCTCAAGCGTGACTCACCGAACGGCTTGCCCATGTTTGTAGATAGGTTGACGTTATCTCGTAGCGTGGGTAGCTTGAACATCTGAAGCGTGACGTAGGCATCGAGCTCAGCCTTGATGTCCTTGCGTGTCTGCTTGTCATCGGAGGTAGATGCAAGGCGGTATATGTCAGCATGCCATGACCTTTCTGTTATTAACCTGTCTTGTGCGTCATACACCAACAAAGCTGAGAAGTCTTTGCCTTGCTCCTTGTAGTAGGGGTTGAGTGGCACACGCACCATGTCGCCTAGCGTGGTAGTAATGCCCATGCTTGAGTAGTAGCCTGTGAACTTGTACTGTAGGTGTATATCGTACGTACCATACAAGCCAATGACTGCAACCTCGTACTCACCCTGTTCATTGGGCTCAAACACACGCACTACCTCTACGCCGTTGACCTTGTACACATAACTATGTGCGTCTTTCTGCAACATCAGATGTGACTCAGATACCCTACGCAATGGGCGTTGAAACTCGTTGTACTTCTTACTGCGTGGTGGCTTCTTGGTCTTGTTGAATGTTGCTTCTGCTTGTTTGTATGTAATCATTTGATACTCCTTTGTTGGTTGATTGATACGGCTAGTGCCACTTGGTTGATGTACTGCTGTGCTTTACTGCGACTACTAAAATACTGCGCTGACCACGGCTTTGGTGTCCACCCGATAGTACCTACTGCGCCTTCGGGTCTGACGATATAGCCTGTGCGTAACTCTATTATTTCTAGATTCATACAAACTCCTTTATCCAATCTACATACACTTCGTTTAAAGAAAACCACCGAGCCACACGCTTGTTATCGGGTAGGTGAAGCGGGTAGTTAACTAACAGACCACGCTCACCCCTACGCACAAGCACATAGAACTCAGGTTTGTCAGGCTTGCGATATAGCTTAACTACCCTCATACATACCCCCCGTTTATTTGCTGATTGATATGGTTGCATTGCTTAGGTATGCGTCAACTGCGTCGTCAATCTTGTCGCTGACCACATCATCAATGCGATCGCCTACTGCATCGTGCACCGCATCATCGAAGTCGAAGTGGTTTGACACATCAAAGCAGTTCTCGAAATACGCATCAACTTCACACTCCACAACTTCTTGCACAGCGTCTTTAGCTATTACTGCTATGTCCAACGCCTCAAGCTGGCGCTTAACTAACTCCTCAAACCATTCAGCTTGCACCAGTACTTGCTCTACGCAGTCTTGCAAAGTGGGAACATTTGTTCCCTCCTCGGGTTGGGCTTTAGGTTGGCTGATTATCGTAGTGAGCAAGAGCTTGAGGCTGATACTGAACTTCGCAATCATGTCCTCGATCACAGCTTCGGGGTTTACTTGGCTAGGCTGTGGTTCGGGGGCGCCGAGTGTACCCCCGTGTGTGTATTGAATTGCATCGGGGTTTGGTAGGTGTATGTTGTTCATGATGTCCTCTTTTGTTGGTTGTGGTTCGCTGATGTATCGTGTGTTTAGTATTTCCCTCAATGTTTCTTTGGCTTCTCTTGGTACTTCGATTGGTTGCTCGTGTTGTTCGATAGCCTTGAGTGCGTCCTCGGCTGTCATTGGTAGGTTTAATTCTTGGATTGTGAATGTAGTCATGGTGTTTCTCCTATCGCTTGGTTGAACTGCTCGGTTATGTTTACTTCTAACTCCTCACTACTATGCTTGGAGTGGATGGTCAGGTATGCGCCACTCTCACCTATTTCAAGACGGCAATACGACCATCCACCCCATTCATCTGATACATCTACGCTAAAGTGGCTGTGAAACACAATGCCTTTAGCCCCATCAAGCGCATCAATAATGCCTCGTGCCATCTTGAAAGGTAGTACCCCTGAGTCGTTGATGGTGATGTTTATCCACTCAGGTGTTTCGCCGTGCTCGCTATTTACATACATATCCTCGGTGAACTCGATCTTGACACCTTTAGCTTCTTCGTTGATGGTTTCCCACTCCAAGTCCCATGCCTTTTGATCTTCTTCGCTTGGGTCTATTGGTGGTTCGCTGAGCCACTCGTTCTCGCCCTTGTGTAAGTAGCGGTATTGCCTTATGTTTGGCATCTCTATCTCCTATCATTTAGTTCGCATAGTTTGGCTATGCACCATAACAACCCACCAAACAAGCCGAAGGTCAGAGCAAACGCAATGACCCATGAGCCTATCTCCATCAACCAGTACCCCCAATCAATCTCCACCATAGCTAAACTCCCCATATCCACAGTTCTCAACGAGGTGGCGTGCCATGTCATCAAGCAAGGTTTCAACTTCCTCTAGCAAATCGTTGCCGTACTTGTGTTGCCACCCTGCCCATGCACTATCTAACTGCATAATGCGTTCCCACTCAGCCTCGCTGTCGTCTCGTGCTGGTGGTGCAGTAAGGCAATGAATGATGTTAGGTAAGTCTGTTTCTAGTTCGGTTTCGTATTCTGTGTAGTGGCTCGTGCTCATATCAACTCCTCCTCTTGTTGTGCAAATACACCTTCGATAAAGCCTTCAATGAACTGACCAAGCCCATCGTCACAGGGGTCGTGGTCTAGCTTGTTGATATACAAATCCCTAGCGTACGCCTCTAGCCTTTTAATCATTGCTACATTCTCTGCGGTTCTCATGATGTTTCTCCTTGTCTAGTGGTTTGTGATACTTGTTGTACTACTCTTTAGGTGCATTTAATAATTCGGTGTTCAGCTTATCTACGTAACTTTCCAAGTCTTGTAGGCTAGCCACCATGCGTTCATAAAAAAGCTGATAGTCCTTTGTTGCTACTGCATCTGCTACGTCAGCACCTATTTGTTCTGCTATTAAGTCGATGTTTGTTGTTACGCTTTTCATGATTACCATCCTCCTAAGTAAGTTAAGCCAGCACGCACTAGCTGTAGTGTGAAAAAGAATAATGCAAGGGCAAGGATCACCCAAATAACTTTGTCTTCGTCCATCCAATTCATTGTGCTTCTCCTTTCGGTTTGATTAGTGTTGCTATTTGTATATCAAGGGGAACATTTGTTCCCTTTTCTGCCTGCTCAAGCAGGTCTCTCATTATTCGTTTAGCCTCTTGGTAGTTCCAGCTATTCTGTTCTTTGGTGGCGTCTTGTAGGTTTTTAGATGCAAAGTGCCTGTTGCCAAAGCGATTGAGCTGGTCTTGTAGACGGCTCTTGAGTTGTTTGTATGGCAGGGCTTTACGCTTTTGCCATGTTTCTTTCATTATTTTGCTACGCTTTTTGGGTATCGCTTGTCGTATCTGTTCGAGTTTCATCTCACCCATCACACTATTCATATCTCCGCTTGTCACCTTGGTTCTGATTTGCTTGGCTGTTAATGGGCGTTTGCTATGTCGCTTGAGTTTAGCTTGGCATGCCTTACAGTTCTTTGATGTGACGATGAAGCGTGTCGTGGCACTAGGTTGCTTGAGGAAGGCTTTGGTCTGAGCAAGGGTCAGTCGCTTCAGGAATTCCTTTTTTGGTTTGAGTTCAGCACAAGTCTTGCATTGAGCCGAGGAGAGTGATGACCGAAGTGCTTGGGTATTCGAGGGAACATTTGTTCCTACTTGGTCAGGTCTAGCCATGAGTGTCCACCATTTAATGTATGCCTGCCCGTAATGTGGACAGTCTGTGTAGTATATAGCATAAGGCTTGGTGAGTATACCTACCCACATATATACGAGAAATAGAGAATTATTAAAGTAAGAAAATAAAGTAAAGCTAAAGAGGTAGACAAACTAAAACACTCTCTTATATATATATGAGTATGTCTTTTTATATATATAAATAGGTTGGTTATCTGCCCGTGCCTTACCACGCATGGGAGAGAGGGTGTCCACTATGTGTCCACTAGGTATTAAAAGGTAGACTATTGGCAAAATCACCCTCTCCACAACACGTTGGGAACAAATGTTCCCTTTCCCTTAGATAGCCCACTTAGCACGGGTCAGAGCAATGGTCGTAGTGATGAACCAGCCTGACCTGATGCCATCGTTAGATAGCTTGTGTGCCTTCATGAATTTGCGTGCTGTCTTGTATGTGAACTCGTGGTGCTTATCGTCATAGATGATTGGGATTACATCAATACGCCCCTCGTCATCTTTGTGGATTAGGATTGGGCTGTTAGCTGGGTAGGTTAGTTGTTGCATGGTGATTCTCCTTAGTTGAGTGGGTAAAGGTTTAGTGCGTGTTGTACCTTGCGAGCTTGATACCAAATGTGTTTGTCTAGCTTATCGCTATCACCCTCACATTCTTCGTAGCTAGTTCGCTCATTCTCTAGCGTGTATTTCACAACGGCTATCAGAGCCTGATACTCGTCATGGTCTAGGGTTATGACTTGTGTTGCTAAGTCGCTCATTGCTGACATGGTGATTCTCCTTTGTAGTTGGATTGAAGAACTGCATCGACTTTATCCTCTGTCGTTCTGAGGTACTTCGCTATGTAGGCAGGACTTCTGCCCTCGTGGTAAAGCAAACAGACTAGGAACACGCTGAACTTAATCATAGTCAGCCTCGTCCATACAAAACAGCATTGTGATACCCATTGTGGAGACTATCGTGCCTATAATCCATAGCAGACCGCCGTGCTCCCATAGGTTTGATACGAAATAGCAGAACGCTATTGTTAAGACCATCATCAAGAACTGCATATGTTTGTGTGTGAACATGGTGTTTCTCCTTAGTTAGTGTATTCAGCTACAGTTTCCATGCCCTTCCAAACCTGCACGGAATGGCACTTGTGGGTGAGTAGGTAAAACAATTCCATAGCATCGGTATAGCTATCCGCTTTATACCAACGGGTTCTCATTTGATACTCGAGTTTGATTGCGTACATGGTGATACTCCTTAAGTTTGACAACAAACAGAACCGCAGAGAAGCCTCGCTTGCCTGACTTCCCCACGAGTTCTGTCAAATAAGGGAACAAATGTTCCCCCCAATTACTTGCTGAATGCAAGCTCAACAGCCTTGAGTACCTGAGCCTTGGTCATACCCCAAGCCTTGATGCTCTTGGCTTTCTGCTCCACAACGTCTACCTTCTTACTTACCTTACCTGAGCCCCTCTTGGTAATGTTGTGGTACTGCTCAACGTCTCTCTCCCATTGGCGGGTAGCAGTCGTGTCCTTATCGACCTTCTTGCAAGCCTCGTCCTTGTAGAAAACCCAAGCCCCCGAGCTGGTTTGCTGATACCAAATGGTTCTCTTGTACTTCTCCCCATAAGCCTCGGCATGAGCCTTGGCTAACTCCTCGACTACCTCGGCACTCAGATACTTCTTCTTGCCAAGAGCCTCGGCTAAGGCGTCAGCCCATGCGATAGTGCCAGCCACGAATGACTTGTATACAGTTGCTAGTTTCATTTAAATCTCCAATAAAAAAAGGGAACATTTGTTCCCATTGATAGATACACATTGCTGTGCAACCGAGAATCTTTTCTCGATGATTAAATGTAACATTCCGTGGGCTTTTTTCGGCTTTCATCACCCCACCCTACCCCGACCCCCCTGATTAAGTGTCGTACTGTCGTGGCACAGAGATCAGTGTTCGTCAGCCGCAAATTAAAAAAATGTCAAATTTTGTAAAAAATCCACAAGGCCATGTCAAACTTTATACATTACAATCTCGCGCAAAAACTTTACAAAAAATCGTGTAATATATTACATAAATGCTGCGCCGCAGCAAACTAACCTAAAGGAAAAACCATGTTCGATTTCACAAAACAAACTAAGCAATACGAAGAGTTGGCAGAGCGCATCAAAGAAGTAAACGAATTCTGGATCAACGCTTTTATTACAAGCCTCAAGCAATTTACAAAGTAAAGCGAAAAAAAGCCCCGGGGTTACCGGGGCTTAAACTAATACTCACGAGGAATCAGGAGTCAAACGAAGGAGTAAAAACCACCTGATGTAAAAATTATACATCACAAATTAAAAACAATATATAATCCAGACAACATCGTGAGCACCACACGCAACCAAAGGGGAAGATTTGTTTTTAGAGCACTTAGTTTCAGCATCCGCCGCAGACTACACACCTGATCTTCTACAAGATCAAACATCTTTTACCCCTTTAGAAACGCTCACCCCCGCACAAACCCTAAGTGCACAGTCCAAAACCAGTGAATGGTTAAAAGCGTTTGATGACGAAGACGACGAGATCCTGACTCAAGCTCAGCAGGAAAAAGTAGCCGATACATTCAACGCACTGACTCGCTCAGACCCCAACGCAAAACAACGTTTATTGCAGCTAGACCTACCCGAAGAAATAAAGACAGCAGTTGGTATGGTGACGGCCTATCAGTGGAAGTTTATCGAGCAAGCAGAAGAGCTGCGTAGTATGTCAGTGGCAAAGATAGTAAAAGAAACCGACCATCCTGATGCCCGAATACGTCTTAAAGCCTTGGAATTGCTAGGAAAAGTTACAGAAGTGGCGTTGTTTACAGACCGCATATCAATAAAATCAGAAGACGTAACCGACGAAGAGCTGGACGCGCGTATTAAAGAGAAGCTGGGCAAGTACATGGGTACAGTCGATATTGTCGACGTAGAAGATGTGCATACAAAAGACAAAAAAATAGACACGTCAGAATAATATGTCTAAAAAAAGCCCAAAAGTGTACACATGAACCTCGACTTTTTTACCCCACAAGAAGCGTTAGCTGCACAGCTAGCGTTAAAAGACATGACCAAGGCGGAAAAAGAACTGTTTTTAGCCGACCTTGAAAAGAAAGAACACCGCGCTGGGCTACACAAAGCCAAAACCGACCCCATTGAGTTTGCAAAACGGGTATACCCTGGGTTTAAAGTAGGCCCCCACCACAAAAAACTGGCAAAGATCTTTCAAGACGTGGTAGATGGCAAGAAAAAGCGCGTGATTATCAACATAGCACCTCGTATGGGTAAGTCGGAGTTCTCCAGCTACCTGTTTCCTGCTTACTTTTTAGGTAATTACCCTGAGAAAAAGATTATTATGGGTACACATACGGCGTCTCTCTCCGAAGACTTTGGTAGAAGAGTGCGCAATTTGATAGATTCGGAGGAGTACCGTGAGATATTTCCAGGAACGTTGGTCTCGGATGACCAAAAAGCAGCGGGCAAGTGGTCTACTGCTTCTGGTGGTCAGTATTACGCAGCTGGTGTTGGCGGTGCTCTGGCAGGTCGCGGTGCTGATCTTTTCGTAATTGACGACCCTCATTCTGAACAAGATATGAAGGCAAACAGCCGCCTTGCGTTTGATAGCGCTTGGAGCTGGATGCAAACAGGACCACTACAACGTCTGATGCCGGGCGGTGCAATTATTATTGTGATGACGCGTTGGTCCCTCCTAGATTTGACTGGGCGGTTGATTGACTACCAGATTAAAAACCCAGACACCATACCTTGGGAAATTGTAGAACTACCTGCCATCCTTGATGCTGGTACTGACCACGAGAAATCCTTATGGCCTGCGCAGTGGAGCCTAGATGCGTTAAAAAACACCCAAGCGTCCATCGACCCACGGTACTGGAACGCTCAGTACATGCAGAATCCGACCTCAGATATGGCGGCGCTGGTGTCAAGAAAAGATTGGAAAATATGGGAAGAGGATGATCCACCTAAGTGCGAGTACATCATTCAGTCTTGGGATACGGCGTTTGAAACAAAGACTACATCTGACTATTCTGCATGCACAACTTGGGGTGTGTTTTACCGTTTCGAGGACAAAGGCAACCCCAACGTCATCTTGCTTGACGCTTTTAAAGAACGGATGACCTTTCCAGACTTGAAAGTAATGGCGCTAAAGCACTACAAAGAATGGGAGCCGGATGCGTTCATTATTGAGAAAAAAGCATCGGGCGCGCCGTTAATTCAAGAGTTGCGTAAAATTGGCATACCCGTGCAAGAATTTACTCCATCCCGGGGCAACGATAAGATGGTCAGGTTAAATGCGGTAGCTGACCTGTTTACTAGTGGTAAAGTATGGGCGCCAGATACTCGTTGGGCACGCGAAGTAATTGAAGAGATTGCAGCATTTCCTGTTGGCGAACACGATGACTTCGTGGATACTACTACTCAGGCGCTGCTACGCTATAGGCAAGGCGGGTTTATCAGCTTAGAAACTGACGAACAAGATGAGATGTATTACAAGTACCGCAGACGTGCGGCTTACTATTAATTTGGGAACCAAAAATGAGCATTGAAAAATCGCTATACCAAGCTCCTGCAGGGCTTGACGCACTAGACCAAGAACCAGATATTGAGATCGAAGTTGAAGATCCAGAAGCGCTACGTGTTAGCGTTGAAGGCGAAGAGATTTTAGATTTTGAAGCTGGAGAAAACGACGAAGAGTTCAATGAAAACTTGGCTGAGGTTCTTCCTCCGTCTATTGTTCAACAAATTGCTGCTGATCTAGCCGATGATATTGATAACGATCTGTCTTCTCGCAAAGACTGGGAGACGATGTATAAGGATGGTATTACGTTACTAGGCTTGAAGTTTGAAGAAAGAACCGAGCCATGGGATGGTGCATGTGGTGTGTTTCACCCGATGATTACTGAAGCAGTTGTTCGCTTTCAGTCTGATACCATCATGGAAACGTTCCCAGCACAAGGCCCTTGCCGAACCAAGATTGTTGGTAAAGAAACGCCAGAGAAGAAAGAGTCTGCTCAGCGTGTCGAAGAGGACATGAACTACAACCTGACAGAGAAGATGCCTGAGTACCGCACTGAGCATGAGAAGATGCTTTGGAACTTACCAAGTGCCGGCTCAGCGTTTAAAAAGGTGTATTACGACCCAAGTCTTGGACGTCAAGTAGCTATGTTTGTACCGGCTGAAGATGTCATATTGCCGTACGGCATCTCCGAAATTAATACTTGCCACCGCATTACCCACGTGATGCGCAAAACCAAGAACGACCTCTTAAAGTTAATGAATGCTGGGTTTTATGCTGACACTGAGTTAGGCGATCCAGAGAAATTTACTAGTGACATCCAAGAGAAGAAAGACAAAGAGACTGGCTTTTCAGCTAGTTACGACGATCGCTTTGAGATGTACGAGTCACACGTTGACTTGGATATTGAAGGTTTTGAAGATAAAGACGAGGACGGCGAGCCTACAGGTATTGCGCTTCCGTACGTAGTCACAATGATTCGCGGTACTAACGAAGTATTAGCTATTCGCCGCAACTGGAAAGAAGAAGACCCGCTCAAACTTAAGCGCCGTCACTTTGTTCATTATCAATACATCCCAGGATACGGTGCTTATGGTTTCGGTTTATTCCATCTTATTGGCGGTTATGCTAAGTCTGCTACTTCCATCATGCGTCAACTCGTGGACGCCGGAACCCTCTCCAACTTGCCCGGCGGTCTCAAAGCCAGGGGCTTGCGTATTAAGGGCGACGATACCCCAATCGCTCCAGGTGAATTCCGTGACGTAGATTTAGGTTCTGGAAATATCAGAGACAACATCTTGCCGTTGCCGTACAAAGAGCCTTCAATGGTTCTGTCTGGCTTGATGGATAAGATTGTTGAAGAAGGCCGTCGTTTTGCCGCAACATCTGATATGAAGATTGCCGATATGTCTGGCAACGCTCCTGTTGGAACAACGCTGGCTATTTTGGAAAGAACGCTCAAGGTAATGAGTGCGGTACAAGCCCGTGTTCACTTTGCCCTTAAGCAAGAACTTCAACTTTTGGCTGGCATCATCCGTGACTACACTGATCCTGATTACACATATCAGCCAGAAGAAGGTGGACCAAACGCTAAGAAGTCTGACTACAGCGATGTTGAAGTTATTCCTGTATCTGACCCCAACGCAGCCACTCTTTCCCAGCGAGTTGTCCAGTACCAAGCTGTTATTCAGTTGGCACAGATGGCGCCTCAGATTTACAACCTACCTATGTTGCACCGTCAGATGCTAGACGTGTTGGGTATCAAGCATGCCGATAAGCTCGTGCCGCTCGAGGATGACCAGAAGCCAACCGACCCAGTTACAGAGAACCAGAACGTGCTCCGAGGCAAACCCGTCAAAGCGTTTGCGTACCAAGACCACGAGTCACACATCAAGGTTCACCAGATGGCTATGACGGACCCCGTTATTCAGCAACTCATTGGTCAGAACCCACAAGCTCAGGTATTACAAGCAGCGATGCAGTCACATATCGCTGAGCACGTTGGCTATGCCTACAGAAACAAGATCGAGTTGGCTCTTGGTGTTGCATTGCCGGGCGCAGATGATGAGTTACCTCCAGCTTTGGAAAAAGAGATCAGCCGCCTTATGGCAGAAGCCGCACCACAAGTATTGGCAGAGTCACAAGCGATGGTTGCTCAACAGCAAGCTCAACAAAACGCACAAGATCCAGTCTTACAACTGCAGATGCAAGAACTCCAGCTCAAAGACAAAGAAGTCGAGATCAAGGAGAAGAAGCTTATTGCCGACGCTACAGCCAAGGCAGACGAGCTCAAGCTCAAGGAAGCAGAAATTACTTCACGCGAGCGCATTGCAGGCATGAACGCACAGATCAAAGTGGCACAAGACGACAAAAATCGTTCTGCCAAAGAGAAGGAATTCACTGTATCTACTGGGGTAGATATGGCGTTTAAGCGTTCCCAGATGAACAAAAAAGATAAAAACACAGGGGAGTAATAGATGGACATTCAAACGATGAGCGTATTTCAGGCACTGCGCGACAAGCTCCGCGCAGACATGAACAATTTCACTGATGACTTGGCAAATGGTCAGTGCACAAGCTTTGAGCAGTACAAAGAGCTCTGCGGGGTGATTCGAGGTCTAGCCTATGCAGAGCGCCACTTAATTGACCTCGCTGAGAACGTAGAAAGAGAACTCGATGAGTGAAACCATCGCAATGCCGGATAGCGGTTTAATTCTTCCACCTGGAGTTGTTGCAGCAATGGCAATCCCAAAAGTGGATGAAGAGTATGAAACAGCCGAGCAAAAGGCTACATCATTACCTGACCCAAAAGGTTGGAGAATTTTGTGTGCCCTAGTTGAGGTTGGCGATAAGTATGAAAGTGGGATTATCAAAGACTCAAAGACAATCAAAACCGAGGAGTTAACCTCCCCTGTACTGTTTGTCGTAAAAGTCGGGCCCACAGCCTATGACGCGGAGAAGTTCCCAGAAGGTCCGTGGTGTGCGGAAGGCGACTTTGTAATAACACGTCCATATACCGGGACGCGCATCATGATTCACGGTAAAGAGTTTCGCTTGATTAATGACGATCAGGTTGAAGCAACAGTCGAAGACCCACGCGGCATCGCACGCGTTTAATAGGAGATAGTTATGGCTAACGATGACTACAAGTTTCCCCATGAAGTAGAAGAAGAGTCTAAGGGTAAACCCGAAGAAGACTTTGAGATTGATATTGACGCCGAAGATGACGTTGCTTTTGAAATCGAAGACGATACACCGTTGCGTGACCGCAACGCTAAGCCCCTTGATAAAGAAATTGAAGACCCTTCTGACGAAGAAATCGAAAACTACACTCAAGGTGCTCAGAATAGAATTAAGCAACTAACCCACGCAAGGCATGACGAAAGACGCGCCAAAGAAGAAGCACAGCGTGAGAAACAAGAGCTCGAGCGTATGACTCAAGCTATCTTGGAAGAGAACCGCAAGCTCAAAGAGTACGTAAAAACAGGTGAAGCCACCTATGTAGAAACCTTACAAGCTAAGGCCGAAGCAGAGATGGAAATGGCACGTCGCAAATACAAAGAAGCACAAGAGTCTTATGACTCCGATGCGATGTTAGATGCGCAAGAATCTTTGACAGATGCCAAGATGAAATTGGAAGCTGCAAAAAATTTCAAGCCAACCTCTTTACAAAATGAAATAAATGATGTACAAACGTATCAACAGGCTCCCGAAGCTCCTAAACTTGATGACAAAACCTTGCGCTGGCAAGCCAAAAACCAGTGGTTTGGAACTCCGGGATACGAAGAAGTTACGGCTTTTGCACTAGGGCTGCACCAAAAACTAGTTGCTACCGGGGTTGACCCTCGCTCTGATGAATACTTCGATCGTGTTGACGGTCGCTTAAAACAGGTGTTTCCTGAGTTACTCGGGGGGTCTGAATCTGCTCCTAAAAGAACAGACCAATCTAAGAAACCTGCAACGGTAGTGGCTTCGGCATCTCGCTCTAGCGGGGCAAAGAAAATAGTCAAACTAACTACAACCCAACAAAGGTTGGCAGAGAAATTTGGCTTATCCCACAAACAGTATGCACAAGAAGTTCTTAAATTGGAGATCTAAAAATGGCTAATAACCGCACACCTCGTGATCAAGAATCACGCGAAAAAAACCCAACTCGTTATGTTTACAAACCAGCGAGCTCTTTACCAGATCCAACACCCGACCCAGATTATGATTTTTATTGGGTAGCAACAGCGATCGCAGGACAGGATAACGCCACAAACGTTTCCCAAAAGTTCCGTGATGGATGGGTTCCGGTAAAAGCAGTAGACCACCCTGAATTGCAGATTCAAGCGAATAAAGACGGCAACGTTGAAATTGGCGGATTGCTTTTATGCAAGAAACCAAAAGAAATGGCTGATGCCCGTCGTGAGTATTATGAGCAAAAAGCCCGCAACCAGATGGACTCTGTTGATAATAGTTTTATGCGTAACAGTGATGCCCGCATGCCTTTGTTTAGTGATCGCAAGAGCACAACAACTAAAGGTAGTGGATTTGGTAGTAAATAACTTAACTTTTAGGAGATTTAAATGGCTTATCCAACCGTTGATGCTCCCTATGGCCTAGTGCCGATTAACCGTATTGACTTCATGCCATATGCTGGCGCGACACGTCAATTGCCAATTGCTAGTACTTATAACACTGCAATTTACGACGGTGACATCGTTTTGGTCACAGGTGGTAGTATTAGAAAATCCGCTGTAACTAGCGACGCAACTACAGACCAAGCTAACAATGCAACTTATGGTGTATTTGTTGGTGTTCAGTATGTAAATTCACAAGGTCAAACTGTTCAAGCTCAGTATTACCCAGGTAATGCCGCAGCTAGTTCAGCCATCGCCTATATTGTTGATGATTCACAAGCAGCATTTAAAGTAGCTGTTACCTTCTCTGGTAATGCAACTATTACTACTGCTAATGCTTCTGTCGTTGGCACAAACTTGCAAATCCGCCAAGGTACTGGCTCATCTACTACAGGTAATTCCGGTGTATCCGTTGTTGCCCCTGTAGCAGGTACTGGTAACGCAGCAGCATTGCCTGTTCGTGCAGTAGCAGTAATTCCAGAAACAGCCTCAGGTAATAATGCCTTCACTGAAGTAGTTGTGAAGTTGAACAACCCACAAATCTTGCGCACTACCGGCAACGATTACGTATAAGGAGCTACTTAAATGGCTATTTCACGCGCACAACTATTGAAAGAGTTGCTCCCAGGTTTAAATGCTTTGTTCGGACTTGAATATAAGCGCTACGGCGAAGAGCACCGCGAGATCTACGAAACAGAGAAATCTGAGCGTAGCTTCGAAGAAGAGACAAAGTTGTCTGGTTTCTCTGCTGCACCTGTTAAGAACGAGGGCTCAGCCATCGCTTACGACAATGCACAAGAAGCTTTCACAGCTCGTTACAACCACGAAACCATTGCTTTAGGTTTCTCAATCACTGAAGAAGCGATTGAAGATAACTTGTATGACAGCCTCTCCGGTCGTTATACAAAAGCGTTGGCTCGTGCAATGGCATACACCAAGCAAGTTAAAGCTGCTTCTGTATTGAACAACGGTTTTACAACCGGCTACAACGGCGGCGATGGCGTTCCACTGTTCTCTACTCAGCATCCTTTAGTTTCTGGTGGCGTTAACAGCAACCGTCCTACTACAGCTTCTGACTTGAACGAAACTTCATTGGAAAATGCAGTTATTCAAATCGCTGCTTGGACAGACGAGCGTGGTCTTTTGATCGCCGCTATGCCACGTAAGTTAGTTATTCCACCAGCATTGCAATTCGTTGCAACACGCTTGTTGGAAACTAACTTGCGCGTAGGTACAAACGACAACGACATCAACGCATTGAAAAACAACGGTTCAATCCCAGAAGGTTATGCAATTAACCACTACTTGACCGACACAAATGCTTGGTTCTTGACAACTGACGTACCTAACGGCATGAAGCACTTTGAGCGTATGCCTTTGGCTAACAACATGGACGGCGACTTTGATACTGGTAACGTACGTTACAAGTCTCGTGAGCGTTATTCATTCGGTTGGTCTGATCCACTCGGAATGTTTGGATCACCTGGCGCTTAATTAAGCCCTGCGTAGTACTAAGACCCCGCTCACAAGGCGGGGTTTTTCTTTTCTTCGTAATGATGGATTCTGTGGCAGTTAGCGCATAGAACTATGCACTTTTTAATTTCTTCGTAGGCTTTGGTAAACCGCCCGTTACCAACAAGTTTATGTATGTTGTATTCTTTTTCTGACGGGTCTTCATGGTGAAAGTCTAATGCTGCTGAATGAGCAAACCCACACTTAGCACAACTTAAAGTTGTCTTAAACTCGTCCCATACTTTTTTATGTACTGCTCTATTGCGTTTATTTGCAGCAATAATTTTATCTTTGTATTTTAAATAGTGCTTACGGCTTTGCTCTTTGTGGTACGCTTTTTTCTCGCTCGGGTCTTTACGGGGCATTTTTATCCTCTAAAGGATATGTTTTAATTGGACCGCTGCTATTAGCGTCTACATTACAAGCCCATTCAACCGCTTTTTCTGCCGTTAAACCCATACGCATACACACTTCGGCTGCCATAGCCCCAGAACCAATAGCCATAAAGGTTCGTACCCGTTCCCATTCAAGATCATCACCGCAAGAAAATAAACCTTCTTTGGTTAATTTAAGGAATGAGCTGTCTGACTTTAACTTTGGTTTTGTCTTGGTTTTTTTGTTTAAATAATCCAAAACTTTTTCTGCGTCAACGTAGTTACCTGCAACGCCTATCCAACCACCATCAATAGCAAACACCTTCTCTTCAAAGTATTTGATACCTGAATCAGTATCAGTAAACTGGCTATCTGCCACCAGCACTTTAGTAGTCCAATCACCAACAATAGTAGTCATTTGGTTGCCATTAAGTAAAGACCTACGTTTCCAAAAGCGTAGCCAGCATAACATATCGCCATACCTATGTTGCCTTTGTAGCCTTGTTCAGCAGCTATGTAGGTGTAGATTACACCTGTAACAATAATAAGCCAAGAACTCATATACCCTCCAAGGTGGTGGGTAGGTTGTTTAGTTACGCTACCTAGATCTGCTTGTACTTAGCAGTCTCAACCCCCCATAAATATTTTACCAAAATCCTTGCACAAATAAGAAAATGTAGTAAGATTGTAGAAACTGGGTGAATGGTCTATCAAACTGCCCCAGCAGACGCATACACGATTGGTAGACTGAACTTTGTATGAAGGACAATTTAAAATGACTTTAGCTACTACCTCATCCGTATGGCGATCAACTGGTGGCGACCAAACTCGTACAGCTTATGCTGGCTCGATGGACATGGTTGCTCAGTTTTACATCGCTAATACATCATCTACAACCGCAAACGTAGTAGTTTCATCTACTAACAACGCTGTTGTGATTCTGCCAGCTAACGCTGTTGTATTGACTGTTAACATCACTAACCCATCTACAGGCGCTAACTCTACAGCTAACGTAGGGTTTACCCCACTAATCGGCGTAGGTCCTGGTCAAACAGGCACTTTAGGTACAAACGTTCCTAACGCTTTTGTAAACAACGCTAACGTAACTACTCGTCAAGCTATCCAAATCGGTGGTACAGGCGGTGGTACTCAGTTAGGCAACGTTGCTAATGCAACTAACTTAATCGTTGTTACATCTGCGATTGGTACTGCTGGCGCTGTTGGTGGTCCTGTAACTGGATCTATTCGTTACTACGTAGCAGACAATGGTCAGCAAAACGTCTAATTAATCAGGGGGTTACAGCCCCCACTTAAATCTTTAGGAGATTAATTATGATGCAAACTGACGTTAAATCGGCCCACGTATCGGTAACTGGATTTTTACTTCCAGATACTCGTACTCGTGTAAAACAAATTACGTACTCTGGTAATGCTGGACAAGCTGGCGCATTAATACTTTTTGATACAACAGTAACACCCACTACAGCTAGTTATTCCAAAACCGCTAATGTTGTAACAGTTAGTTCTACAGCGCATGGTCTTTCTAATGGCGCTATAGTAGGCATTGGGTATGCAAGTGCTACAGGAAATTCAGCAACAGACGGAAATTATGCTATTTCAAATGCTTTAGCCAACACTTTTAATATTACAGACATAAATACTACTAGTAACGTAAGTGGTGGTACAGCCTGTCACTATGTAAATAATGGAGGTAAATGGGTTACTTCTTTTGATACTTTAACTGGCGCTACTTCAGCACAGCAAATCGTTGTTCCAGGCGAAGGTGTTTTAGTTACTAATGGCCTGTACGCTCAAATGACATCCATTAGCTTTGTAACTGTATTTTATGGCTAAGAAAAAAGGCCCCTCTCTCGCTGTTGGCAGAGGCGAAAAGCTCCCAGTGTCGAAAGGCGCTGGGCTTACTGCCAAAGGTCGTGCTAAGTACAATGCCGCTACAGGCTCTAATCTAAAGGCTCCACAGCCCGAAGGTGGCGCTCGTAAGAAGTCATTCTGCGCACGTATGTCTGGTATGCCCGGTCCTATGAAAGATGAAAAAGGTCGTCCTACTCGTAAAGCTGCTTCTCTAGCAAGGTGGAAATGCTGATGAAAGATCCGTTTATGAATATGGACGAAGCAAGCAAACACATTATTGATTTTGCTTCTATTGCAACTGTACTAGGAACGTTGGCTGATATGTTACCCGCTGTCGCTGCAATATTTACCATAGTCTGGACGGCTATCCGCATTTACGAAACTAAGACAGTACAGGGTTGGATGGGTAAAAAAGATGCCATCAACAAGTAAAAAGCAACACAATTTTATGGCAGCAATTGCAAATAATCCAAAATTTGCTAAGAAAGTAGGAGTACCACAGTCCGTGGGTAAAGATTTTAACAACGCCGATAAAGGCAAAACTTTTAAAGAAGGTGGAACCATGAAAAAACCAAATCCGTTTATGGAAATGATTGCAAAGAAAAAAGAAACTGCCGGTAAAAAGCCAGCTATGAAAAGCGGCGGCAAAGCATGTGCCCCTAAGAAAATGGCAAGCGGCGGTGCAGCTAAGAAGAAAAGCGGAAAGGCTTGCTAATATGCCACTCAAACCCGTTGACGCTGAAGAAAATCCAGGCTTAGGCAAGTTACCTACGGAAGTACGTAACAAGATGGGTTACATGAAAAAAGGTGGAAAAGTGAAACACGATGACATCAAACAAGATATGCCGATGATGAAGAAAGTAGCTACGCAAGTAGTTAAAAGTCATGAGAAGCGTATGCACAAGATGGCTGGCGGCGGTGTAACTCGTGCTGACGGCTGTGTAACTAAAGGTCACACTAAAGGTAAGATGATTACCATGGGTGGCAGTGGTATGACTAAAGGATAATTAAGATGAACAAAAAAGCAAAACGTTATGAAGATGGTGGAGAAATAGAATTCGAAACCAAAACTGGTGAAAACGAAATGATTAGCAAGATTCCCGGTATTCGTGAAAAGGCTATGAAATCCGTTGCTGAAGGTGGTCAGAAAGCTGCTCCTAAAGCTGCTCCTAAAGTTGTTTCTAAAACATACTCTAAACCTCAACCAGAATCTGATCGCGAAGAAAATTCTGATTGGATGAGACAGTTTAGAAAAGACGAAGCTGCTGCTAAAAAATCTTCGTTTGCAGGTAAAACCTCTGCGTTTGCAGATAAACCCTCTGCGTTTAAAAAAATGGCTAGCGGCGGCAAAGTATCATCCGCTTCAAGCCGTGCAGATGGTTGTGCAACTAAGGGTAAAACCAAAGGACGGATGATTTAATGAGAGCTTCTCGCGGAATGGGCGCAGTAATGCCAAGCAAAATGCCGGGCAAGAAAATTATTCATCGTAAGGATAAGCCCCAGGACGTGGAGATGTATGCCGAAGGCGGCAAAGTTAATGCCGCTGGAAACTATACAAAGCCGGAGTTGCGCAAGCGCATCGTTTCTCAAGTTAAAGCAGCTGCAACACATGGTACTGGCGCAGGTCAGTGGTCTGCTCGTAAAGCACAACTAGTTGCCAAGAAGTACAAAGCGGCTGGCGGGGGGTATCGTGATTAAATGGTTATGGAGATTATTCAATGGCACTAGCCAAATCCCAACGGAGCCTCAAAGCGTGGGGCGACCAGAAGTGGACAACCAAGTCGGGGAAGAAGTCGTCCGAAACAGGCGAGCGATACCTGCCAAAAAAAGCAATTCAGTCCCTAAGTCCACAGGAGTACGCAGCAACAACACGCGCAAAGCGGGCAGGAAAAGCACGGGGGCAGCAGTTCGTACCGCAGCCAGCAAAAGTAAAAGCAAAAGTAAAACCGTTTAGAAAAGTTAGCTAAAAGATGACCGTAGCCTCTACTTCAGATTTCAACCTAGACTTATCAGAGATAGTCGAAGAAGCGTTCGAGCGTTGCGGCTCAGAGATGCGCACAGGTTATGATCTACGTACAGCGCGTCGCTCCCTCAATTTACTCTTTGCTGACTGGGCAAACCGTGGTATTAACATGTGGACTATTGAAGAGGGTCAGATCCCTCTTGTTCAAGGCGTTAGTACCTATGCCCTACCAAACCAAACCGTTGACCTGCTAGAGCACGTAATCCGCACTCAGGCTAACGTACAGAACAACCAAGCTGACTTAACCATCAGCCGTATTAGCGTGGATACCTACGCTACGATACCTAACAAGCTACAGCAAGCCAGACCCATTCAGATATGGATTCAGCGGTTAAATGCGCAAACTAGCGCAACGACTTCAACCTTGTCAGCAAACCTGTCCTCAACAGCCACTACCATCTACTTAAATAACGTGATTGGTTTACCTGCTGCAGGATTTGTTCAACTAGACAGCGAAGTAATTAGCTACAGTGCCTTAAACCAAACGGCTGACAGCAGCGCTGCTGGCACTTTACTTAACTGCGGTCGTGGTCAACAAGGCACGTTCCCAGCAGCACACATCGCTACAACGGCTGTGGTTGAGGTCCAACCTCCTGCAATTACCGTATGGCCTACCCCAGACCAAGGCACAGCTACAGCGCCCTATTACACGCTTGTGTACTGGCGTTTGCGTCGTATTAACAATGCGATGACTGGTACTAACAATATGGACATCCCGTTCCGGTTCTTGCCTTGCTTGATTGCAGGGCTGTCTTATTACTTGGCTTTGAAGATTCCGGGTGCAGATGCACGTTTAGATATATTGAAGCAGCAGTATGATGAGGCTTGGGGCTTAGCAGCCACAGAAGATCGTGAGAAAGCTCCTCAGCGTTTTGTTCCACGCAGAATGTTTATAACTTAAGGAACAACGTGTGTCTAATAGATTTGCTTCAGGCCAATGGGCAATTTCGCAGTGCGACCGCTGCAATTTTCGCTATAAGCTTAAAGAACTAAGAACGGAGACTATTAAGACCAAGCCTTATAAGATTCGTGTTTGCAGGCAGTGTTGGGATCCAGATCATCCGCAGTTGCAGTTAGGTATGTACCCTGTAGAAGATCCGCAAGCCTTGCGTGACCCAAGACCTGACAACACGTATTACCAAGGCGGTTTTAATGGTCTGCAGATAGAACAAAACGGTGGGTCAACAGTTGATGGATTTGGTGACCCAACAATGGGTAGTAGGGTGTTCCAGTGGGGCTGGGCTCCAGTAGGCGGTTCAAGGTTGTTTGACAACGCGTTAACGCCAAATGACTTGATAGGTAACACACAACTTGGTACAGTAACGGTAAGTATAACTTAAGGAGATAGCATGTCATTCAAATCAGGCGCCGATGGCGTAACTAAAAAAGGTAAAACTAAGGGTAAAAACCTTGGTGATTCAGGTCCATCTATGGGCGTCCAAAAAGGCGGTAAGGGTGGCAAAGGCGGCATAACTAACGAAGCATTAAAAGCAATGGGTCGCAACATGGCTCGTTCTAAAAATCAGGGGTAATCATGGCTATTATTAATAACAAACCAGCTAGCGCATACGATGAGCCACACACAATGAGCGGAAAACCCGTAACAGGTGTTTTGTCTCAAACAACAGGCGCTAAAGTTATGGACGAAATGAATATCTCTGTTGGTAAGATTAACAAAGGTAACGAAAAAGGCACAAAGACTTCTGGCATTAAGATCCGTGGTACTGGTGCTGCTACTAAAGGCATCATGGCTAGAGGCCCAATGGCATAATGAATTACACAGAACTTTTTACGCAAATACAGACGTACACTGAGAATCAGTTCCCAGATACGTTTGTACAGGTAACTACTGGGGGTAGCCAGACTAACGTCAATGCTGTCACTCAGATCAACACCTTTATTATGCAGGCTGAAGATCGCATATATAACTCGGTGCAGATACCTTCTTTGCGTAAAAACGTTACTGGTAACTGCTCTAGCACTAGTAAGTACTTAGCTTGTCCAAATGACTACCTGTCCACCTATTCATTAGCGGTTGTTGACGGTAGTGGTAACTACGAGTACTTGCTTAACAAAGACGTTAACTTTATTCGTCAGGCGTATCCAAACCCTGCTGATACTTGTTTACCTCGGTACTATGCGTTGTTTGGGTCTAGACTAAACGACCCTAACGAACTGACTTTTATCCTTGGCCCAGCCCCTAACGCTAACTACAGCGCAGAGCTACACTACTTTTATGACCCAGCGTCTATTGTTACTGCTGGTACCTCATGGCTTGGCGATAACTATTCCCCTGTGCTTTTGTATGGTTCCCTTGTCGAGGCGTA